TTATATATTATTATATATGTCAAGTTAAAATTAAATTAAAAATTTATATAAAAATAGGGGGATTTTCTAATTTTATTTTTATTGACAAATGAATTTATTTGTGTTATGATATGTACAGGAGTAGAGAAAGGAAGATGTTATGAGGATTTTTGAAGAAGATTATTTTGGGGATTGGTGTGATTTCAGTGAATTTTTGTTCACTAAGTTAATGTTTTTGATGATTGATGTCGATAAAGATAACTCGATTATTGGAGCAACTTGTGAAGATGATTTATTTGAGATTATGAAAGTTCATGACCAAGAAGAGAAATTAGTGGTTATTAGATTTATTCATGACAAGTGCATTTTACTAAAGGATAGAGAAACTAACAGATATTTTATTAACCCATTACTTATTGTTGGTGATGATAGATTATCTGAAAAGGTTTATAGAATGTTTGAACCTGTTATGGATATTCCATTTATGGTTAAGGAAGAAATTGAGGGGATTTTTAAGAGTGAAAGAACTATTAACAAGTAAATCACAAGAATATTATACGCCAGTAGAGGCAATTCTACCTATTTTGCCCTATATTAAGAATTTTAAGAAAGTGTGGTGTCCATTTGACACCGCAAAATCGAATTATGTAAAAGTATTACGAGAATATGGGCATGAAGTAGTGTATAGTCACATTGAAGAAGGAGAAAATTTCTTCTTGACAGAGCCAAAAGATTGTGATATAATAATCTCAAATCCACCATTCAAGCAGAAAACAGAGATTTTTGAGAAACTATTCCAGTTAGGAAAGCCATTTATGATACTCATTAGCAATCTCTCAATTCTGGACACAACTAAGAGGTGGGAGTTATTCTCAAAGAATCCATTTGAGATAATGGTCTTTGATAAGAGAGTGAGATATTTCCTAGATTATGGAAATCAAGAAGAGTATACAAATCCGCCATTCAACTCATGGTATGTATGCTCAAAAGTCTTGCCAGAAAAAATTATTTTTGAAAGGCTTGACAGACAGTAATTTATGTGATATACTATTATCACAGCTTGAGGATAGGGAGTTGAAAATTTCCTCTTGACAAGACTGTTCAAGTATGTTACAATACATACATAAGGCTCAGACAGCAAATATTCAAGCATTTGACGGTTAATCAAAAGTAGCTAGAGACGAGCCTTGTAGGAAGACGCTGACAGCAAATTCAATTATGTTTAAGGGTAAAAACAGAAAGGGTGTCTAGTTAAAATGAATTTTATGAACGCACTAGAAAAGGGACAAATTTCTCGCACAGAGAATGGAGCAGTAGGAAATATCACTACTGGAAGTAAGCTAGTAGATCTTAATTTCAAGATTCCTAGTTTTCGTAATGGAATTGACAAGTACGCATTTATCCATGCGCTAAATGAGGATAAGCTACTTGCTCTAAAGTGGCTACTCTATCTACGCGATGTTCGCGAGGGAGTAGGAGAGCGCAAGTCATTCCGCGAGTTTGTAGTAGCACTTGTGGATTATGACTTAGAGATTGCAAACACATTCATTGATGGTGTAGATATTGCAGAATATGGACGATGGGATGATTATGTAGATATTGCATATCGAGTACAGAATGATTTCATTCGTAACCTCATTCTCCATAAGATTGACACACAGTTCGCACAAGATATGCAGAACATGGATGATGGTAAGCCAGTATCACTCCTTGCTAAGTGGCTTCCAAGTGCAAATGCAAGCAGCAAGGAGACTAAGGGTAAGGCAAGGATGATTTGTCGATACCTACAATTCACAGAGCGTGATTATCGTAGAACTCTCTCTGAACTACGGGCATACATCGACGTTGTAGAACGTAAGATGTCTGCAAACAAGTGGGGAGAGGTGAATTATGAAGGAGTACCATCAAAGGCTAATGTTCTATACAAGAACGCATTTAGCCGGCATGATGAGGAGCGTAGAAATGAATATCTTGAATCACTAAAGAGTGGTAATGCAAAGATTAACGCAAACGCTATGTTCCTTCATGATATTGTTCATGCTTACACAAAGGATTCATTTAGTCGCACATATGTAAAGCGAGAGGACACAACCCTAGAGGAGATGTGGAAAGCACAAGATAAGTGCGATGGGTTTGAGAATACACTTGTAGTAAGAGATGGTAGTGGATCAATGATTTGCCCAGTTGGTAATTCAAGTGTGACCGCACTAGAGGTAGCAACAGCAATTACGCTCTATTGTGCAGAGAATAACACTGGTCAATTCCACAATAAGTTCATCACATTTGGCTCTCGACCAAAACTCTGTGATATTACAGGGCTTAATTCACTAAAGGATAAGCTAGAGTATTCATATCGCGAGGCAGATTGTTCCAGTACAGATATTGAGAAGACTTTCAAGTTAATTCTTAATGCTGCTATTGAGAATAATATACCACAGGAAGATATGCCTAAGACTGTACTTATTGTGTCAGATATGGAGTTCAACATCGCTCAAGGTTATTATGGGGAGAGAAATAATAGTCATTTGTTCAAGGGAATCCAGAGGGATTTTGAGGGACATGGTTATAAGATGCCAAAACTTGTGTTTTGGAATGTAAATTCTCGCACAAATACTATTCCTATCACAGAGAATGAGAATGGAGTAGTGCTTATGAGTGGATTCAGTAAGAATCTCTTGCAGATGGCGATGTCAAGTGAGACAGATCCATATAAGGTGTTAGTTGCTCAACTAAATAAGCCGCGATATGAGATTATCTACAAGATTTTCAAAAATATGGTTTGACAAGAACACAGAAATGTGTTAAACTATAAGAGTAAAGACGCAAACAGCAACTTCTATTTATTAAATACTTTGACTTGAAATCAAATCCATAATTAGAAAGTGCGTCTTGAGAATTAGGCACATACAGCAAATTCTAATATAACACAAATCAAATTATAACAGAATTGGCAGAGATATATTTGGGCGTGCCTAGAGATGATAAACCTAAATATATCCGAAAGACGGGAATTAGCACCGCAAGTTATAAAGCGGTAGGTCAAAGGGTTAAGACAGGCTAATGAGTTTAAGCGATTATCCGTGATTGTCGGCGGGGGCAATCTAAAAATCCTTTAATTATCGCTCAATAGTGTAAAGGATTAACACACAAAACTTCTAATTTTGGAATCCATGTTCGAGTCATGGTTGGGCGACCATATTAAACTTATTGAGGAGAATCTAAAATGAAAGAGTTCGACAAAGAGATGTTTGATAATCTATGCGAAAAGTATGGGGTAGTAATGTCAAAGGAATATGACCAACCAATGTTTAAGAATGAGGATGGAAGTATAGTACCTCTTGAAGAAAAACATCTAAAGAAGATGCTAGAAGATATGATTAAGTAAAATGGTGGTATGGCGGAACAGGCAGGTGTAGTATTGATGGAGTGGCGGAATTGGCAGACGCATCGGGTTTAAGCCCCGACGGATATTTCCATGAGAGTTCGACTCTCTCCTCCATCACCATAATATGAAATTACATAAGTATACATTAGAACAGTTAAAGAAATCTGTTGAGTCTTCAAATAGTATAAGAGATTGTTTGATAAAATTAGGAGTAAAACCTTATGGGGGAAACTATGAAGTATTTAGGAAAGCAATAAAATACTTTAATATAGATACAAGTCACTTTACTGGTCAGGCTCACAATAAAGGTAAGAAATTTCCAGAAATGGAAGTTCCTATTGAGGAATATTTATCAAATAAAAGACAAATTTTAACTGTAAAATTAAAAAAGAAACTATATAAAAATGGGCTAAAAGATAAGGTTTGTGAAATGTGTGGTATAAGAGATTGGAACGGCAGAGAATTAGTTTTTGAACTTCATCATATTGATGGGAATAGGAATAATAATTCTTTAGACAATTTAATGATATTATGTCCAAATTGCCATTCACAAACAGATAACTTTAGAAATAAATCAAGGAAGTAGTTAAGTGGGTGTAGATTCAAATTCTACTACCGCCACCATATAATTGGGCATTAGCACAAAAGTGAGTGCAGGGTTCTTATAAAGCCAAGACACAGGAGCGTTACCTGTATGCCCTACCATGTGGATGTAGTTTAGTGGTAAAACCCGTGTTTTGGGAACACGAGTCGAATGTTCGATTCATTCCATCCGCACCATAATTTGTTAATAATATAGGCTCAGACAGCAAATGCACAATCTGTATGTTTATTTGGAATAAGAGTATAGAGAGCCTAGATAACATAAAAAGACACAAACAGCAAATATTATCTAAATTGGTTTTGAAAATAATTTGAAGATAGATAAGTGTCTTGTGAAATTGCTCCTTTAGTATAATGGTTAGTACAATAGTTTTGTAAACTATGAATATCTGTTCAATTCGGATAGGGAGCACCATGCTACGATAGCTCAGTTGGTAGAGCGAAGGTCTGAAGAACCTTGCGTCAGTGGTTCGATACCATTTCGTAGCACCATATTCTCTCGTAGTTCAGTTGGTAGAACAACTGGCTGTTAACCAGTGGGTCGTACGTTCGAGCCGTGCCGAGAGAGCCATATTTTGAAATTAAATTTAGGAGTTGATAATATGAAGAAGTACGCAAACTCTAAATCAATGTATTCATTTTATGTAAAGACACGAAAGATGAATACCCCAGTAGTACCTGCTATTCCAGAACTTATGGAATATAAGGAGAACAGACACAAGAAGAAAAATTAAATAACAAGGCGGACTCACGGCGGGCAAAGTGAGTAGGGATTGGGGTGGGAATATGATAACACCTCCTTTCAAAACGGCATAGTCATAGGCAGTAAAAAGAGAACCAAAACGGCATGGTTCTCTTTTTATTTGACATAAATGTTTTTATGTGGTATAATAAAACTAAATGAGGAAAGGGGGAGATATATTGTTAAACGAAAAGGAAGAAGTATTTGTATCAGAATATCTAAAATCACGGAATATACTGCAATCATATATGAGAGCATTTGGTGTAGATAAAGATACGGCAAGAAAAGAGTCAAGAAAGTTTTTTAGACAGAAGCACATTCAGAATAGCATATTTGAATATAAGGCACAACTAGATGGAGACTATAACATTGACGTAAAAGAATATATAGAATTTTTACTAAAGGGTGCGTTTGCAGATGTTGGTGATTATGTAAAATTTGGGCAAGAAGAAGTTCCTCAGTATAATTCAGATGGTACAGTAATGATAGACCTTGATAGTGGAGAGCCAATTACAAGAAAAGTAAATAGAGTATATCTAGCAAATAGTGGAGATGTAGATACTAGCTTGATTACCGATATAAGTAATGGCAAAGATGGTGTTAAAATAAAGCTAGTGGATAAGATGATGTGTTGGAATAGACTACAGGAGTTCTTTGGTTGGGCAGATGATAATAATATCAAGGAGAATCTAAATACACAAATTCTCAAGGCACTTGCAGGTAGGGTAGCAGATAATTGGAATAGTGATGAGGATGTATATGAGGAATTACACGAGGCACTTGGTAAGGAGAACTAATGGAAGAAAAAATAGGAGAGAAGAGAACAGTTCTAGGTTCTAATGGAGAACGTCAAACATATTTAACATATGAATCTGCTATGAGTGAAATAATGCAGCAAATACTGGCGGCAGCACCATATGATGGTCAGTCTATAGATAGATATAAATTATTAGATGATGCCTATAGAGCAAGTGGTGGATTTGAGAGTGGGGATTATATTATACCACACGTTAGCGAGATGATGCCAAAATACCTAAGACGTAAAAATATGGCATATTTTATAAATTATGTAAAACCTATTACAACAGCACTTGTTAATCCAATATTCAAGACAGATCCAATAAGGGATAATATGTCAAGTACATATCCATCATTTGCAGAAGATGTTGACGGAAATAATACAACCCTTACAAGATTTATGAAGAGAGCAGCAATAAGGGCAAAACTTCATGGGGTAGAGTTTATTGTGATAGATATGGAGAAGTTAGAGCAAGGAGTTGTAATAACACAAAAAGATAGGATAGAAAAAAGGCTATTCCCATATTTATATCTAGTAAGTCCTGCACAAGTAGAAAAGTGGTATACAGATAAACTAGGTAGGCTTGTAAGTATAACATATTGGATAGAAGATGTTAGGCTAGAATCAGACGGCTCTGCAAAGCAAGTAAGAGAACATTGGACATGGACAAATGATTTCTACATAAAAGAAGTAGAAGGTGTAAGAGAAAAAAATGTAAATCCAGTTGGTGTCATTCCAATTATACCTCTATATGGCACAAGGAATGATAGTGATACGCTAATTCCACAATCAGATTTATATGCAATAGCAAGAACTAATCATGCTCTATATAATGCGTGCTCAGAGTTAAGAGAAAGAAATAGAGCACAGGCATTTTCATTACTAACTATACCTATTGATGAGGATGATGATTTTGATGGTGAAGATACACCAATAAAATATGGAACAGCAGACACACTTATTTATAAGCAGGGAAGTCAATCACCAGAATGGATAACACCACCATCTGCGTCAAGTGATATTATTGAAAATGAAATAAATCTAATGGTTAGAGAGATTTATCGTATGGCTAACCTAAGACTAAAATCAAATTCTATAGGATATAATATTTCTGGAATAGCTATGCAATATGATAATCAACAGTTATATCAATCTATAGCAGAGTTTGCACAAGAGATAAAAGATACAGAGGAAAAGATAGCATTTATTTTCGGAAAATATATGGGAGAAGATAATTCCAATATAGTAATTACATATAATAGTGATTATGGAATTATAGATACTACAACAGTATTGGCAAATGCAACTACTGCGTTACAGATGAATATATCCCCCAAAGTCAATGAGGAAATAAAGAGACAGGTTATTAAAGCTATGCTAACTAATGAGGATAATCTTGTTCTTGAAGGTGCATTGGAAGATTTTGATAAGAATGAAAGTAAGGGAACACCAATTACACCAGAGCAGGTAGTAGCAGTACAACCAATGAATTGAGGTAAGTGATGGCTAATAGAAAAGACATAAAACATGGAACATTTGATTTTAAGCCATTTTCAGATAAACAAATGAAGTTATTAACATTCTGGCATGAAGATAGTCCAGTAAAAGATAAATTCATGATAGTAGCAGACGGCAGTATAAGAGCAGGAAAATCAATAGCTATGTCATTATCATTTGTATTATTTGTAATGAATAATTTTAATGATATGAATGCAGTAATAGCTTCAAAGAGTGTAGGTTCTGTTAGGCGTAATATTATACCATCACTAAAAGCTATGTTATTAACTATAGGATTTGAGTGTATAGATCATAGAAGCGAAAATTATCTTGAGATAAAATACGAAAATAAGGTTAATTATTTCTTCATTTTTGGTGGACGCGATGAGAGTTCACAAGACCTAATTCAAGGTATAACTCTATGTGGTTTATACTTAGATGAAGTGGTTTTGATGCCAAAATCATTCTATTTACAGGCACTTGGACGTTTATCAGTACATGGAGCAAAATGTTTCTGTAACTGTAACCCAAACAGTCCATATCACTGGTTCTATAAAGATGTGCTAAGTAGAATAGAGGAGACAGACGGTCTATATATACATTTTACTATGGATGATAACCTATCACTAACAGAAGAGACAAAAGATAGATATAAGGCACATTTCAAAGGTGTTTTCTATGATAGAAATATTTTAGGTAAGTGGGCAGTTGCAGATGGTTTAATATATACAATGTTTGATAAGAATGAAAATATAATACCAAGAAATAAAGTACCATATGAAGATATTATTCAGTGGGCAATAGGTGTTGACTATGGTACTCAAAATGCAACAGTATTTTTATTAGGTGGTAAGACCATTGATGGTACGATTTACGTTTGTAAAGAATATTATTACAGTGGACGCGATGAAGCAGAGAAGCAAGGAACACCAGATGTTCAAAAAACAGATCAAGAATATACAGAAGATTTAAGAAAGTTTATCGAGGATGTATATGATTTAACAGGAAAAACATACAGAGATATTCCTATTGTAATAGATCCATCCGCCGCAAGTTTTAAGTTGAATGTGAGAAGATTCCACATGAAAACTAAAAATGCAGATAATGAGGTAATGGATGGAATAAGAACAGTAGCAACTATGATGGGTGAGAAGAAATTCATAGTGTCGGATGAATGTAAAGAAACTATAGCTTCATTATATTCATATGTATGGGATGAGAAGAAACAGTTAAAAGGCATAGATGCACCATTGAAGAATGATACAGACCACTGTGCAGATGCAGCGCGTTATTTAACAATGTATTTTGCTAATAAAAATATTATGGCAAATAGAGCATTTAATGCAGGATGGTAAAAATTTGACAAATTGTAACAGTTGTGATATAATTTATATGAATTAGTATTAGGGGGAATTTAGAAATGACATTTAAGGAACTATGTGAGGCTCTAGGTCTTGATGAGGAAAAGGTAAAGATTCTAAAGGGTGAATACACAACACTAGAAAAGCAGGTTAATGATTCAAAGAAGAAAATTGATAAACTAGAAAAGGAACAGGCTTCTCTAAATGAATCAAAGGATAAGCTAGATATTGTTGTTAAAGCATTTAAGTTAGACATGAAAGCAGATGATTTTGATAAGATGCTTGATGATGTCAAGGATTCATTTGCAGGAAATGTTAAGGGTAGTGAAGATTATAAGGAACTTAATCGTGAACTCACTAAGGCTAGACGCGAATTTGATAGTCTAAAGAAGGAAAATGAGAAGATTGTCGGCGAACTTGCAACAGAAAAGGCAAATAGGGTAAAGTCAGTCAAGCAGTCGGCTATCCTAAAGGAACTTCAAGCAAATAATGTTATTAAAGCAGAACAGTGGGTAAATCGTTTCTTTGCAGAGGCAGAACTTGATGAAGATGGTGTTAATATTTTCATGAAGGATGAAGCAGGTAAAGAAATTCCACTAAAGGATGGCATAGCAGATTGGGCTAAAGCCAATCCAGAATTTGTTAAGGTAGACGCTCGCGGAGGCGCAGGAAGTGGCGCAGGGGGTGGCTCTAATAATAAAGAAAATGAGGACTTTATGAACTCAATTATAGGTGATAGCGGTGACGAGGGCGGTCAGAAGTCACTAGCCGAACTTTTTGGATAAAAGGAGGAAGATAAATTTTGAGTATTTTACAACATGATGTAAAGAAAGTTGATAGACTTGATAATGACTTACTACTCATTCGCGAAGGTTACCTTGCGCGACCAGTAACAGTAGATAAGACAACAGTAACAGGTCTTACACCAACAGATAAGGGAAGATATATAATTCCACAGGGAACTTACTTAGTAGGTAGAAATGGTAGTTTACTTGTAGACCCACAACAGATTGCAAAGGAAGCTAATGTAACAGTTACTAAGGCAAGTGCTACATTACTTACATACTTAGTTATTACATCAAGAATTGAGGGTGCAGTTACTCACTCAGTTAATATAGTTGCAGCAACAAGTGCAAATGCACCAACAGTTGCAACATTTAACACAACAACTCATACACTTGATGTTACTCTTGGCACAGACGCTAAGAAGGTAGTGAACGCTACACTTGAGGATGTAGTTAATGCAATCAATAATGACACTATTGCAAACACTTATGTTGTTGCAAGTCTTAATGATGAGGATCATAGTCTTGATGTAGCGGCTGCTGCGTCTGGTGCATTAGCAGGTGGTGGTGTTGAAGCAGTAACAGGTGATATTGACGGTATTCTCTATCATAGTGTTGATGTTACAAATGGTGAGTCAACAGGAGCACTTATCATTCATGGTGTCATTGACCTTGATAAGATGCCAAGAGATGTTGGTGCAGCTGTTAAGGCAAAGCTACCAAGAATTATGTTTGGTCGTAAGGACTAATTAGGGGAGGTAATATAGTTTGAATTTATTTGACATTTTAACTCCTACAAATGTGGCTATGTATTGGGACAAGCGCAAGGAAGACCAATCAAAGTATATGGGTCATATGCTTTTCAAGCCAAAGAAGATTGTAGGACTAGAGATAAATAAGATTGGTGGACGTGCAGGACTTCCAGTGCAGTTAAAGGCGTCTGCGTTTGATACACAGGCAGTCACAAGAGATCGTCTCTCAATCGAACTCACAAAGCAGAGTATGCCATTCTTCCGTGAGAGAATGACTATTGATGAAACACTACGTCAACAGATCATGGTTCTTGCAAATGAGCAGTTACTCAAGGGCTTTATGACACAGATTTTTGATGATACAAATAACCTCATTAGGGGCGCAAAGGTTCGTCGGGAAAAGATGGCTATGGAACTTATTTCCACAGGTCATATTAAGATTGAAGATAATGGTGTAAAGCTAGACTATGATTATGGTCTTGGAAAGCAACAGTTTGTTGATGCAGATTGGAGCAATACTGCAACATCAACACCAATTCAAGATCTTATTGATTGGGTAGATTTTGCTCGTACAAAGCTATATGTAAATATGGGCTTTGCGGTTATGACCACAAAGACATTCAATCTTATTAAGGCAAGCGAGAGCACAAGAAAGGCGATGTTCCCACTTATTCAAGCAACTAACATTGATTCTATGCTTATTACAAACACACAAGTTAAGGATTTCGTAGAAAATGCAACAGGTATTAGAATCCTAATCAATGATACTGCTTATGCGGAACACGTTGGAGGCTCTGGACTTCCACTCTATCCAGACATGAGAGTTACATTACTCCCTGCTGGCGGTGTTCTTGGCGATATGGTGTTTGGTACAACACCAGAAGAGATTGACCTTCTCGGAAAGGCAAACACAGGAGCAGATGTGAAAATTGTTGATACAGGTGTTGCTATTACAACACGCACAATTACACATCCAGTTAATGTTGAGACTCTTGTATCACAGATTTGCTTACCATCATTCAGTGCAGATATTGAAAATGGTAGCGGATCAATCATGATTGCGAAGATAAAGTAATTGAATTAAGGAGATTCCGTGTGGTAGAAATATCACACGGATGATTTTATATCATGGGAAAGCTAAAAGCGTCCATAGAAGCACCTAAAGGATTATTAAGTAACGACTTATTATCTGATAGGGAAGTCAGGAAGAGATTAAGAAAAACACTTCAAAAGTCTTGTGAGATTGTAATAAATTATGCAAGACAACATCATTGGTATTCTGATAGAAGTGGTAGTTTAACACGTTCGTTTAAGTATAGAACAAGAGATACAAATGATGGGATTATAGGAACTGTTTATCAAGATGAAGGATCAGCATTTTATGGAAAATTTCAAATTGAGGGAACAGGAATCTATGGAAAAAAGAAGCAACAAATAAACTTAAATAAGTATGGTAATTTTAGAGGTTATTATTGGATAAGACGAAGAAGATGGGTTAAGAGTCCTCTTGTTAGAGGAATAAGACCAAGAAATATTTTAGGAAATGCTTATAGCAAGAATAAAGCTAGAATTGCACAAATGTTTAAGGATGAAGTGAAAAGAATAGCAGGGGGGATGAAGTAGTGCCAAGTATACCAATGGCAGATATAGAGGATATAGCTACTAGACAGTATTTTGATACTACTATGTTAGACGATGCCCTCTTACGAACTTATGTAACACCAGAAATTGTAAAAGAATCGACACAATATATTGAGGCTATAGCACAAAGTATGGGAGTGGACAAGAAAGATATTTATTCACCAACACCGTATTTAATAAGTAGATTAGCCATGATTTACGCATATATGACCGCAGCGCAAAGAAAGGCACTATTTACAAAGGGTGGATCAGTAGGAAATAGGCACGATCTAAATCCAGATAATGATTCATTTGCATTAAAATATAGAATGTATAGAGAGGCATTGAATGATCTAATAAAACAGATAACTCCATTAACATTCACAAATGGAAAGCCAGCAAAAAGGAGAAGATTTCCATTTACTCAACCAATAGCGAGGAACTAATATGTTACAGAGATTATATTGGAATGACGTAGCAATAAGGCTTAGAGATTTTATAAAATCATATAGGCGTAAAGATGGAAAAAGACTGTTTGATTTTCTTGTAGATAGAGATGCCTTAGTAGTAAAAGTTGGTTTAGGAAATGCAGGTGAATATCCTGCAATATACATATTATTCGATTCAGAAGAAAGTGTTCATAAGCAAGGCGCAATAGTAGGCGCAAAGATAAGACTGTTTATAGATTTGTTTGTAAAGGGAGAAGCAACAGGAGATGTTGATTATGATGATACTTTATACAGACAAATATATGACGCAGAAAATGAACTCATAGCAGTATTAAATGAGTTTAATAGATATTTACATAGTAATGGACTAGGGAGCAATCTAATAGTAGAGGGTGTACTAAGTGACGGTGATGAAAATGCACCTGCCGTAGTAGCCAACAGAACGGTTGTTTCAATAGAATGGTATAAAGGAGGAAGATAGATTGTCAAATCAGGCATTTAGCAGACCAGAAGATTTGATGGTTGGTGCAGGTACACTTTATTTCAAGCGTACACATTCAAAGGATAAGCATGGATTCCACCATCTCGGAAATTCAACTGGATTCACAATTACAACAGACATCGAAAAGATTGATAAGAACTCTAGCATGAACAAGCATAGAGAACTTATGGCAAGTGTTGTAACAAGTGTTAAGGCAAGTTCAAAGATTACACTTGAAGAGTATAATCCATACAACCTTGCATTAGGACTTTTCGGCGAGGAGAGTATTAGAAAACAAGCAGCAAAGACATTTACAGATGAAGTATATGAGGTTCTAGGTAATCCATCAATTATTTCACTTGTAGATGCAGATGGCAACAAGTATATGAATGTGAAGAATATAGTTGTTAAGCCAGTAAATGCAATTCCTGCAAAGTTTGAAGCAAGGAGCGTATCACCAAGTATGACTATTTCAACAGTTGCACTTACAAATGATACGCTTACAGATACAAAGGGTGGAACACTCACACTAGCACCTGCAGCATTTGCAGGTACAAACGATGTTCGTGTGTTTATCACAGTAAAGAACGCACCAAATAATAATGGTGACCTTGATGGGCTAACACTTGAAGTTCGTGAGGGGCTTAGTGGAGCAGTACAGACATTATCTGTTACAACTACAAAGACAACAGAGACATTTACACTCACAAGTGGAGCAACAATCGTTGCAACAGTAGGTACTTTACATTCATTCACAGCAAGCACTGTAATGAATGAAGCAGAAATTACAGCATCAATTACCGCATACAAAGAGGGTAAGGATTATGTAGTAGACGAACTAGAGTCTCGTGGTGGTCTAGTAAAGATTACACAAAATGGACTTATCAAGACAGGAGACAAGGTTAAGGTTTCATTTGAAGTACCAGAACAAGATTTCATCAGTGTAGCAGGTGGAATCGCAGGATTCATTGAAGGTGAGTTACTATTCCTTGGCGATCCTAATAACGGCGGACAGTACAACATTGAAGGTTGGAAGGTTCGTATTACACCAGATGGGGATCTCTCAGGTTTCATCTCAGAAAATGAGTTCGGCAACTTCACACTCAATGTTGAATATCTCTCAGATAGAGAAAACCACAAAGATGCTCCACTTTATAGGGCAACACTTGTTGGTTACGCTCAAAATGAGGATACAGTAAAGGGTTACTACGATCCAATTTACTAATTCATTTAGTATCAATTCATACAGAAAAATCCACAGAAATGTGGATTTTTTTATTGACATGAAGATAAATATGTGCTATAATATATACACATAAAGGAGATGATTCAAGTGAGAGTATTATCAGTAAAGAAAGATAGGCTAGAGGAACTCATTAAGTTTGGATTTGTTAAAGATGGTGATTCCTATATTTATAGGGGAAAAAGATTAGATTCATATTATCTAATTCAGATAGCAGAGTGGTATCCTACGATAAGCGTAAGCGAACATGATCTCATTGAATATGAGAGCGAGACAGTAGTAGATATTCCAGATGTAGTTATGAAACTTATTGAGGCAGGAATGGTGGAAAGTTATGAAGATTGATAGTTTTAAGGGGAAATACTTTTTCTTATCAAATTTTTATATGGCAGATGTAGAATATAATGGTATTAAGTATCTAAATAATGAAGCAGCATTTCAAGCACAGAAATGTCCAGAACGCGCAAAAGAGTTTTCTACATTAGACCCATCAATGGCTAAGAGAAAGGGTAGAAAAATTAAACTTAGACCAGATTGGGAAAATGTAAAGTATGGAATTATGTTTGATATTGTAATAGCTAAGTTCAAGCAGAATCCAGACTTATTAGAGAAGTTAGTAAAGACTGGGACAGCGCAGTTGGTTGAGGGAAATACATGGGGAGATACCACATGGGGAGTATACAGACATAAAGGAAAGAATTACCTAGGTAGGATTTTAATGCAGGTAAGAGGATTATTTGGAGGTAAGTAAAATGGGACTTGACGCATGGCTTAAATCAGTGGATGCAAGGGCAAAGTTGTCTGAACTAAAGGTAGATGGAGCATTTCGTTGTGACACAATAGTATATTGGAGAAAGAATGAAAAGGTCAATAATTATGTATGCGTATTACATATAACTAAGGGAGGAAATGCAGATAGCTTTAATTGTTCAGATACATTTCTAAACGAAGAAGAATTGCTAGGACTTAGGAAGTTATTACCATTGTCTGAGGTAAAATATATTGATGATGCTATTGATGAGATCAAGAAAGGAAAGTTAATTTTTTATGCCTGTTGGTGGTAAGATTCATAAAATAGAAATAGTTGGAACAATGGTAAACTCACTATTTATTCTTGATAGAGATGGAAAGGGTAATTATAGGTGTAAGTGTCAAATATGTGGAAGAGAATTTCTAAAAAAGGCTTCATCTGTTAGAAAAGGATTGGCTATGTGTTTTTGTAAATATTTGACACAACAAGCATAATGTGATATAATAAACATATATTAGAGAACGGAGTTGATATTTTAATGGCAGTAGATAAGGAATTAGAACTTCTTATTTCTGAAAAGGAATTAGAATTTGGGGATAGACAGGTAGTAGTGAAGAAGATTTCAATGCTTGATACAATTCGTATTGCATCAAGCCTTAGTGATATTATTACTAAGGTTATGGATGATTCAGACGTATTTTCAACAGCAGTTGCTAAGTTGGCATTTGAGCCAGAGAACGGAGAAGATGCAACTGCAATTAGAGTAATGGGTCTATTAGAACTTCTAGGGGCATTAGGAGAAGATGGAGCAGATCTATTAAAGAATATTATTTCTAAGTCAACTACATTAACACCTGCGGAAGTGGAAGACCTTGACATTGTAGAAGGACTTGACATTATTATGTCAGTATATGAGGTCAACAGAGGTTTTTTTATGAAATGTGGGAAAAAGCTAATGGCAAAGATGGAAAAGCCAAAAGCGAAGACGAAGAAGAAGTAAGTCTATATGACACAATAAATGTGTTAATTGCCCACGGACATAATAAAGATGAAATATTAAAAAATTATAGCAAGGAAGAGATAACAATGTTTTATGAAAAATGTGTTAAACTTGATATGAGGAATAATGCAAATTTCATAGAAAATGTAATAATCTCAGTAGGCGGTGCTTTTGGTGGGGGAAAGCAAGTCGAGAAGTTACTTGCTAAAATGAGGGACGTTTAAGCCTTGCCATTATCGGCAGGGCTTTTTTGATAAGGACGGTGATAATTTGGCAGATAAGATAGATACAGAGTTAAATCTAAAAGTAACTGGGGATGTTGGAAATGCAAAAAGTGAAGTAAAGAAACTTTTTGATTTACTAAAATCTGGTAAAGTAGATATTGACTTAAATACAAAGGGCTTATCTGATAGTGCAACTAAAGCAAGAAAAATGCTAGATGAGAAACTTCTATCAAAGAAGTCTATTAGTGTTGACCTAGATACAAGTAAATTAGAAAAGCAATTAAGTTCTATATCAACTAAAGCACAGACAGCGAAGATTGGTGTAGATATTTCTGAGGCACTAAAGGGATTACAAACATTAAAGAAAGAAATAGATAAAATTGATGGTAGAGTAATTCAAGTAAAGACTCATACAACTAATACTGTTACTACCACAAAACAGGCAGGAAGAACCGCAACAAGTGCAGATCAAGCACCAAAACCAAAAGGTGGAAAAATAACACCACAACAAGAGTATGAGTCTCTAGCAAGAAGGGCAGCATCAGCATATTCAAAAGCAGAAAAGGCATATTTAGAGCGTGGTGGAAATGACATTGTATTTAGAAATAATCAAAAAGCATTTCAAAGATTAAATATGCTAATGAATGAGGTTGGCACAAAAGTAGGTTCAATGAGTCAATCATATGCTCTACAGAGATATGAGAATATGTATTCATCAAGGGCAGACCTACCAGATACTAACCCAATGAAACAGTTACTTGGAAAAGCTATTGTTGATATGGCAAATGCTATGCAAAAGGCTACTAAGCAATTAGAACAAGTAAACCCAATACGAGCAAGGAAAGTAGAGTTGCGTGATGAACGTGATGAGATGGCAGATTGGAAAAGGTCTGTAAGAAATCAAGTTGCAGGACTCAGTGCAGGAGAGAAGTTAAGCGCACAACAATATCTGTATAATCAAAGAATACAAGAATTACAAGGAAGGGCAACAAGCCTAGAGGGAGTTAAGGGTTCAGAGGAAAAACTAGCAAGAACTAAAAGAGCAATAGAAGACCTTATTGCGAAAGAAAAAGAACTTGCAAGAAAAATAGCGGAATCAAATGCAAAATATGATGAAAGAATAAAGAAAGCAGCATTAGCTGCTGATAGGCAGAATGGAAGAGCACAGAGAGTACAAAATCTAGCAAGTGCATTACAAGGAAATCAAAACTTTGATATAAGGAATACAGGAAGAGCAAGAACAGGATTAGGATCTGGCTCTGATGTGGGTAGAAGAGGTTCTGGCTCTGTCGGTGGAAGAAGCGAAAAGGATAGCACATATGATTATGGTGCAGGTAGATTTAATGCAGGAAGACTTAGAGATTATTTCACAAGTTGGAAGGGTGTATCAACACTATTTTCCAATGCTATTAGATTCTTTGGACGTTCTAGTAAAGGTGTTGGTTCAGCAGGTGAGGCAACAGCGGGACTAACATCAAAAATGGCAAGCCTAGGAAAATTTGCTACATTAGCATCAGTTGCTTTGGGTGGTGTTGTAGCTGCAGGAGCATTAGTGGGTACTGCATTTACTATGTTGAAGGGTATAGTTGGTCAACTAGCAGAAGGTTTGCTACAGGTATTACAAACTATATATCAAATATTAGAACCTGGCATTAAGTTATATTCAGACTCAACTAAAGCATCAATGGCTATAGCAGCAGGTGTTCAAGCAAATGCAAAGATTGATGGTAGAGCACCAACATCTCAAGAAGCATCATCAATAGGTAAGCAATTAACAAAAAGAGCAATACTAGATGCTATGCAGAGCGTATTTGATCCAGATGAAATTATAACAGCATTACAAGGTACGCTACCAATGTTCTTAAATAAAGGTATGAATGTTGAACAAGCATATCAAGTTACTCGTGGTGTTGCAGGTGTAGCAAAGCTAACAAGACTTGCCCCAAACCAAGTTTTACAAGAGGCTAGAGATTTAGCACAAGGAACTATTTCTGCAAGAAGTTCTCAGGTTGCTAATACAGTAGGAATAACACCAGAAGAGATTAAAAAATTCCAAGGTGACGTAGATGGTCTATTTGATTATCTAATGGAGAGATTCAAACATTATACTGAAACATTAGAGAAATATTCTGAGACACCAGTAGGTGCATTTGAAAACTTAAAAGAAACATGGTCAGTTGCTATGTCAAAGATAGTTGAAGATATAGCACCACCATTTGCAACAGTGTTTAAGAATCTTGCAGGTAAGTTAGGTTACATAGCAGATGAGGATGGAAGAAGAACTAATGCAGGTGGTTATCTAATAGATGAGGATGGAAATTATGTAGATAAAGAAGGTAATTTATCAGAAACACCGGTTAAAGGTAAGGGCAAGATAGACTTCAAAATATCTGAGATGGTAAAAAACTTTGGAGACATGGTTGAAGATGTAATTGAACATTTATTAGAAAAAGCATCACAACTGTCTGCATATATAGCGGCAGGTGATGATTCAAAGAGTGTATTTGAAGCTATTGGAGATGGAATAAAGAGTTTAATTGATTTTCTAGAATGGCTGTTAGAGTGTTGTGTTGATGTGTATAGAATTGGGCAACAGGTCATACAATGGATTAAAGATTTTATAAATTTCCTGAGTGCATTAGGTGATATATTAAATGTTGTATTCCTAGTAATGGCAGTATTAAATCCAGAAATAGGACTTGTTATAGTTGCATTAAAAGTGCTTATAGAGCATTTTAACTATGTAATAGACGCTATTTCACTTTTAGGTCAGGCTTGTGCAGTAGGTACTAAATTACTTGCTATACTGGCTAACGGAATTATTGCGGCATTAAGGGCAGCATGGGAGTACATAACAACACTACCAAAAGGAACTGATGCAGCAAAAGCAGCATTTACAAATGAATTTAATAATGGAGAATTTGCACAAAAGAACGCTAAGTTGGTTGCACAAATTAAAAATGATTTACAATATATGAAGAAATTTGAGATTGGTGCAGATAGAAGTGTTAAAGAAGGAGAAGACCCATTAGATATAATAGGTTCATATAGACGTGGGAAAGCAAAAGGAAAACCAGAAGACGGGAAATATGTAGATCCAGCCACAGCACAAGGTCAAGCAAAAAATGCAGATGAGATAAAGAAGTTACAGAGTGCTATGAAGGATAGACTAAAAGAACTCAAAGATGAACTCAAAGATAAGTTAGATGAAATAAAAGACCAATTAAAGCAGAATGATCTAAAATTCAAACAGGGGTTTATGACAGTAAATCAATACTATATGGAAAAGGCAAGGCTTGAAAAAGAAGAGGCACAATTAAGAGTAGATGAATTAAAACAAGAGATAGCAGAAATACAGAAAACACCATATGAAAAAAGTGAAGATAAGGCAAGGGATTTAAGAGAGACAACAAGAGAGTTAAGAAAGGCTTCTAGGGCATTAGAACAAGCGTCTAAAGGTCTTGCAGATACACAAAGAGCATTAGAGGATGGAGCAAACTTTACTAAACAGTTGATTCAACGTGAAAGAGCACAAAATGGACAAGTTGTAAGTAATGGAATGTATTCAAATAATGCGGCTACAGTGTATAATATGATGAAAACTCAGGGATTTACAAATCATAATATGCTTATAGGAATACTTGCATCATTAAGAGGGGAAGCACTTAATAATCCAAAAGATGAGCATATGGATACATATGCAGATGGATCACCAGCAGGATATGCAACAGGAATAGCACAGTGGAGAGCAGAACGTAGAGAAGGTTTATTTAATTTTGCAAAGGAAAATAAAAGTGACCCATACCATATATTAACACAAATAGCATGGTTAATAACAGAGTTAAATACTACGGAAAAAGAAAATCTACAAGAAGTTATAAAATGGGCAGAAGCTAATGGTGGAACTGCGGAAGCATATACAAAAGCATTCACAGCATTGATTGAAAGACCAGCAGGTAAATGGGAAGAAGGTTCTAATAGGACTCAATTTATCCCAGAAATAGAGCAAGCAGTAAAAGATGGTGTTGCAGTATCAGTAAGTAGTAGTGATGGTGGCGATATAACATCAAAAATAGATAACGCACTAACAGGTGAAAATGGATTACTGGGTAAGACATTAACTTGGGTAGATAGAGCGTGCGTAGAAGCAGTTACAAAAATAGGTTCATCTTTTAGTAATGTACTAGGGGAGGCAGCACAAAGAGGTATAGTTAATACAGAAGTTCTTGATCAATTCTTAGAAGGTAAAGGAATAGGTAAAGAGGAATTTAATCAAGCCAATTTACAACCTGGCGATATTATTTATTTTGATAGTAGAAGTGAGAAAAACGCCCATGTCATGATGTATAAAGGTAATGGTATGATTACTGGCAATAGTACAGGTAAGAAAGAGGTTGTTGAGCAGGATCTTGATAGTTATTTGAAGTATTCTAACTTAACACCAACATTCGTTAGAAAAACTGGTAGTGTTAGTGCAGGTGGAATAGTTCAAAAACCATCAGAGTTTTATAGCACAGATACATCATACGCAGCGTCGGAAGAGTTAAAGAAAGCTAATGAAAAATGGACAAGTTTAGCAGCACAAAATGAGTCTATAAGATTTGGTCAAATTGATGCACAGATGAATGAACTCTTTGATAAATGGGCAAAGGAAATACAAGAGGTAACAGATAAGTGGAAAGATAATCCAGAGTTACTTGGAAAATTAAAACAAGAAATAGACACTAAATATAGTTATGATGCCCTCGTATTAAGAAATAAGGTTCGTGAGGACACACTAAATGTTCAACATTCAACACAAAATAATGAGTTTGGTTGGGGTAACGTAAATTTTGATAAGGAGTTTAGAGACCCAAAGAGTATTAGATATATGATTCAGAGAAATCTTGATTATTATTTCAAGGTGGAAGATGGAATATTTAATATGGCTAAAACAATAGACGGTTTATGGGATGATTATAAAGGATTCCAAAATGCAGGAAATCTAGGTAAGTCAAAAGAGATAAGAGACAAGATAATGTCTACTTATCAAGATGTATATAAAATGTTTAGTGGTTGGCTTGATCAATACAAGGAACAGTTGGAGCAATACTCAACTTGGGTTGAGAATAATCCAGACTTTACAACTCTACAAAAAGAGAATGGTCAAAGAGAGATTAAGGCAAGAGAAAATAGATATATATATGATTTTACTGTTGGTGAGTTAAAGTCAACTGAAGGAATACTAGAAACATTAAATACATATTATGATGATATGGAAAAGAAAATGGCTAGTGTAAAGAAGCAGTTAGTAGAAGTGACAGCTGGAACAGAAGAGCATAATAAGCTATTGAATGAACAAGCAAAAATTCAAACTGAACTAGATATAACTAAACAGAAGCAATTTGTGTTTGAACAACAGAAGCGTCAATTAACCTATACTAAATTACAATCAGAGCAACTAATGCACCAGAAGGATCTTTTAGTAGACCTAAGAAGGGTGGCTAAACAAGCACTTGAAGATGGGCTAAATAAATTCCTAACAGATGGAATATTAGAAGCAGAGAGTTTAGGAGACGCATTTAGGAATATGCTTGTTGGTATATTAAAAGAGATTCAACAGTTCTTTGCTAAAGAGTTGACATTAAATATAATGAACTCGTTGTTCCCAACAGTGGATGAAAATGGGCTTACTAGATATAGTAGAGAAACTGGATATGGAAAACAGAGACGCGCTAGAAAAGATATAGGCGGACAAGGTGCTAATAGCCCAGAAGATTTTGATTTATTAGGGAATACGCCATTTAATCAACCGTGGAATAAGAGTAGCCTAAATAAGGATTATAAACCTTGGGAAGGTAAAGACGCATTTAAGATTAGCGATAAATTTACTAAGACAAATTATCATGATGCAAATAAACTAACAGATTTTGGTATGAATCTGGAACAAGCATCACAAACAGTTGGTAACTTTGATTTTAGTACAAAGTCAGCAACAGATGCAGTATCAGATATGGCAAAGGACGTGTCAGTTGATACTGCAACCAGTACAATGGTTACATCATTTAATAATGCCACAACAGCAGCTAATGGATTAGCTACATCATTAAATTCTGCATCAATGTCAATGAGTGCAGGTGCAGGTGGTATAGAACATAAGGCATCAGGTGGTTTAATAACAGGAGCAGGAACAAGTACATCTGATAGTATACCTGCCATGTTAAGTAATGGCGAGTTCGTTATGAGAGCAAAAGCAGTTCGTCAGATGGGTACTAATTTCATGCACGCAGTAAATAGGGGAGACTTTAATAAGATAAGAGCAAGAATACCACATTTTGCAAACGGTGGTGTCGTTGGAGATGTTCAGGTTGATACAGCAAGGGGAATGGAAGCCTTTGCTAACAGTATAGGAACGAATGTATCAACAGTAAATAATATGAGTATTGCGCTTGTGAGAAATGAAGATGAAGCGATGAGTCACTTTATGCGTAGTCCAGATGGACAACGTATTATGCTTGATTTTAGCAGGAAGAACGCTCACATAACAAGCCAGTTCTAAAGTTGACAAATCCCTTATAGTATGCTATAATAAATAGTGTATTTAAGGGATTTTTTTTTATTTTGGAGGTATGAATGAAAATAGATAAAGAGAATATGGATGCTCTTGAAAAATTATTGCTTGTAATGCTTGGAAACGTAACAAAGGGAACAGATTTAGTAGCACGAGAACACGCTATTGATGTATCACTAAAGTTATCACAACTACTACTAAACCTAAAATCCATGCAAGGGGCAGATACACAAGAGGCACTTATGGAGAAGATGCAAGATATTGATTTTAGTAACATTGATATAAACAACATGTTACAAGGAATTATGAAGGGGGAGATGTGAGTGTATAAAATAGGAGATGGACGTGATATTTATACACTCATCCACGCAATAGACGAATGTCTAACACAAGTTGGGTGGGTACAACACATTCCAATAAGAGATAACGATGGAAACTTAACTCACTGTATTTGGGAAGGTTCTGGTGATGGAACAGATAAAATCTATATTCAGATTAAGGCAGATACAAAGAATAGAAATCTTCTATTCATAGATAGTATGACAGGTGTAGATGAAAAGCTACATATATGGGAACAACCTGGATCGTTGCAACAGTGGATTAAGATTTCTAGCACAGAAGAACTTGGATTACAACCTGCATTTACTACATCATTAGATGAGAGATTTTACTATTGGATTTTTGTAGATACTTACAGACTTATTGTTGTTATTCGTATTGGTATTCAGTATGAAAGTATGTATTTAGGATTTCTTAATCCAATAGCAAGTGAAAGACAGTTTCCATACCCAATGTATGTTGCTGGAAACACAACCTCAAAAGGTGGTAGGTGGTCATCAAATAAGCAGGGTAGTTTTATATTTCCGTCAGACGGTAGTGGTTATCTAAGGCGTGCAGATGGTGTTTGGAGACAGTTTGATTTTACAAGAGATCTCAGCTATCTTTCAAAAGGAACTATATTCCCATATAATGCAAAGAATAGGTCACTTATTCCAAACTATGTTGAAAATGCAGTCAATCAAGACAATTTCCTACTTATTCCAGTAATGCTACAAACAAATGATCCAATAGATATTTGCGGAATACTGAGAAACGTGTACTGGATTTCAGGTACTCGTGATGTGGACGCTGAAAAGATTCTTGTGTATAATGACAAGCAGTATATTGTCTTTGATACAAAGCAAGACCGCGACCATAATAGTTATTTCGCAATAGAAATGGTGTAATATGTATGAGCGCGGAAAAGTCAACTCATTTGATGAGTTGCTGAATAAATTTATTAGGTTTTTAACATCAAATGTAGCAGAGAATAATAATCCATGGGAATTGTTGAAGCATGACGTGAATCACTCATTTTATGGGACAACATTAAAAGTACCAATACCAAAATATAAAACGAATGACAACAGAATACCATGTTTTTATGTTAGCTTTCAGCATACACTACTAAAGAAAACAACATACTCAAATTGGTTAAGGACAGTAGAGTGCCCTGAATATGAAAGAGGCAAGTCAGGAGAACTACCTAGACCATTTAATGCAGAGACCTATAAAATAGACACAAGAGTAAGATATGACGTAAGTCTGTACTCAGATAGGAAGATTTATACAAAGTATGGAGAGCCTAATGTAGAAAATCCATTTGTTGAACCGGGAGAATTTATTGCTGTTGGATTACACACATTGTATGACGAAAGGTTGTGGATGTGTGAGCAGGGCGGGATTACATGTGAAGATGAGACAAGAGAATATGATAACAAGTTAAACCTGCTTGAAGCAAGAGAGATTTTAATGGGTGGAATAGTATCAGATACACCAATAAAGCTACCAAGATTTCCCGGAACTGGTTGTCCTTGGCTAACCATGACAGATTCCAATGCAGAAACATATACTATCAGAGAAGGTAATCTTGAATATTGGTTCACAAAAGATGATTATTCGGCAACAATATCCATTAGATTTTCAAATAATGGGCTGCTTCCAGACATGTATCAGTCAATAAACTTTGGAATGATGGACACATTTGCAGATGATAGTTACAGGTTTCCGTTATATGTTGCAGGTGGAAATCAAGGATTAAGAGAAGATTATTGGAGATATGTAAGCCCTGTTTATGGTGGTTTACCAACTATCACAGGAGCAAATTCTTATGACCTAGATATCACAAATCCTGCATTATCAAATAATAACCTATTACATCCATGTAAGTTTAATCTTGCAGAACTATCAAACTTCAAGGTATTGGCACCAGAAGGAATATGGAGAAACATATGGAATGTTGAGCAAAAAGCACGTATTCAAAACTATTTCTCTTGTGGTGTGATATATGAGTGGGGACAGATACTTGATAAACCTACATTTGATATTGGAACTAAAAGTGATACAACATTCCCTTGGGGAACAGACAATAGATGGCATGGAGATTCACACTTAGTTATTTTTGGGGCAAATAAAGATAAGCGTGGTGGTCTTACACAAGATGTGTTGGTAGTATTTAATAAAGAAGATGTTGGGATTAAAGGAAGAATACCAAGAGCCTCTTTCTGTTGGAGTAGACAGTTGCCACATGGTGAAATAATGATAGGAACAAAGAAGTTCTTGTCAATTCCATGTGTGTGGGAAAGTAGGTTGTGGGACTATGATGGATACATAGGAACATCGAATGACCCAAAGTTTTGGGATGCAAGAAAGCTATCAGAAATACACACAAAGAATGCAGAATCATCTTGGACTAACAAGATGGTGTCAAGATTACTAATAAGTTTGGAGTGATAAAGTGAGAAAAGAATATAACAACATAGAATCAAGCACAAACTTAATAGAGTCTATTGTGGATTTATTGTTACACACAGGAATATATGATGTAGTGGTTGCAACAAAAAAGAAAGAATATACGCCAACAGAAATTTTTACTATTAGAGATTCATATACTTATGCAGTAGTTAAGAATACAAGACTAAATATGTATGTAATCTTTTTTACAACTGGCAACAAGTATATTCATATGATTGCAAGTACAGAGTATGATGATTCAAAAGATATATTCTATCAACAAGGAATCATAGTAAATGATACTATTAAAAGTGCTGAATCTGGTATATTAACAGAACCAACAAAAATACAGAAAAATCAGTATTTTATATTCCCATCTTTGTCAATGTATGATGTTACAAGACTTGTGTGTAACTATGAAAAAGAAGATGGAATGGTTTTACTGTCTGGCATAAGAACGAAACCAATAGAATATGAGTGGGGAACAGACAAGTATGTTAATACCATCACATATAACATGTGTTTTGGTGGATTAAAAAGAAACAGCAAACAACAAGCTACTTTCTTAATGGGTGGAGATTTCTGCTTAACAATAGAACTAATACATAGAAGTATGTTTAACAGAGCCGCAAATAACTACATATATATGTATTCATATATAAACATATTACCAAGTGCATTAGAGGATTCCATCAAATATCATTTCAAGCTACTTGATGGTTATATACAACATGATATACAAAGAGAATGGGTGGATTATCCATTTGAAGATGAAAATATAAGACACTTCACAAAAATACTTGAAGGAAGAAATACACTACATAAGTTTAATTGGTTCTTGAGAACAGATATTGATGAGTATGGGTACAGAGATAATACCAGATGGCTTTTGGGGGAAGAAAAATCAAAAGTGGTTCTTGATGGAGACTATGATAAGGAGACATCACAGTTACCAAACATTAGAGTATTACCAATATGGGCAACAACACTAAATATGAAACACTATATCCCACTGGTGGCATCAAATTCTTTAGAAGAAGGAACATTACCTACTTATAAATATTTAATGTCAAGAAAGCAGGAAGAAAGGGGAAGAAATGTTAATACACTAAACAGTATCTCACTAATACTTCCTATTTATTTTTATGTTAAACGCGACCCAAATGAGTTAAATATTTATAGCTTATACGGGTATTCAGATGTTGTAAATTACGTAAATATGTATAATATGTTTACGGATACGATGAAAGAGAGCAACTATCCAATCGACAAGGCTATTTATAATTGTTTCCAGACAGGAAGAAGGAGACAAGCATATGGTGATGTTGGATATAATGGAATTGCTTTCAAACAAGAAATGGGGTGAGTAAATGGCATTTGTAAAGTATGAAAATCTCACAACACCAGATGAAGTTATAGAAAAGATACATGACTATGTAAAAACAGTTGGCAGTACAGTATCAGACCCGCTTAGAGGAGATACAGATATTTTCACTAGAACAGAAAATGATGGAAAGAGATTTACATTTCAAGATAATAGACAGGAATATTATGTAACACTACGTTCAGCAAATGGAACACAGATTTTTGGTGTGAATGATGATGCAGAGCAAGATGTTAAACAAGTAGAAAAACATAAGGGCTACCACGGAATAGGGATGGTAGTATCAGAAGGATATTCAAAGACACAGAGATGGTATAATCAATTTAATGTCCCATTAAAGTTTAAGGATAAGGAAGTTCAAGGAGTATGGATGCCAGTGTCAACAGGACTAGAGGATCTGGAAGAAGTAAAAAAGCCAGATGATGTAGAAGAACCTGCACCACAGGAAGCACCAAAAATAGATTATAGCCCAGTTGACGCAATTCCAAAGGTGGAAAATCCAAATAGACCATACATACCAAAATTTGATGACATAGAGTTTATTGAATTTAGGAGTCTTGACTCTACAGTAGATGCTATTCGAGGAGATAGATCTAATGCAGGGATAACTAAAATTGCTACCACTCCAAATAAGTTATATCATAGAATATCAAGAAATAGGACAGCAAATTCAAGCGCATTAAAGGGTGGTAGTGGAATTGTACGATATACTTCGATGGGTGCATTTCAAACAGAACCAAAATTAACAAAGATCGGTAATTTTTATGTTGTGTTTTCAGAATATATGGGAAACACAACATATGCAGGAGCAAACGTATTTTCTTACTACTATAACTGTCCATACGAACTAAATCAGTCTATTCTTGATGAATGCACACTGGTTGTTCGTGATAAGACTACTGGTCAACTAAGAGAAGCAACCGTAAAAGAAATCAATGCAAATAAGGATAATTTTACGCTTCCAACCAGTACAGATACACTGAGTAATACACCGTTGTCTACAAGCAATTATGCTGGGAATATAGCAGACAACTACATGTATTTAGGAACTGTCCCAAAACATAACGCTGTTTTCTGGATTAAATACAAAAACCGCCATATTGGTTATAATGAACTTTTCACTTCTTATCCCGGACAGTTAGAACATTCAAGAGAAGGGGAGAAGAATTTCAAGGTACAGGGCGCATCTTTAACAGCATATGTATTAGAAGAAGAAACATATAATTTCATAAAACAAGCAAATGAAGAACTATATAAATATTTTGATACTGGGACAAATAAAGCTAAAGAAAAATATGAAAAAGACCTTGCTACTTACGAAACAGATCTTGCAAAATATAAAGCATACCTAGAACAGGTTGCCGCACTAAGGAAGCAGATTGAGGATGCGTATGCTAAAGCATTAGCAGAGTACAACAAGTATCTTGCAAAGGTTGCAAAGTATAAAGAGTTCCTAAGACTAAAAGCACTATATGATGAATACTTAAAAAAGGTAGAGGAACTTAAAAACACCTATACTCTTTATTGTAATCATATTATAGCACCATCAGAAACATTCTTGTTTAGCTTAGTAAAGCAAAATAAACATGATAAACGATTTTTCCAAACAACTCATCTTGCTTTTGGAACACTTGTTAAATATGAAGCATGGAACGGTGGGGCATGGTTTAGTGGAAGTGCTAATAGACACATGATGCAAACAGCATATCTAACGTATGCAGATGATGATATTATATCAGATAGATTTACAAGACCATTATTGTCGAGTGGTGAAGAAACAACTACATTTGTAAGATGTGATATTGATGAAGCACCACTAGACATTAGAGGACATGTTTTGTGGGCAAGTAGTGGAACAGATAATGTAACAGGAAAGAAACTATCGCTTCCAATAAGAACAGGAGATAACATGAATGGTGTAATACCTAATTACAGATACATGCAGTCTCTTGGCAGACTTGAGTGGGGAAGAAACATTAACACACTAAATGGAATCACAGTAGACATGCCAATATTCTTTGCGGTAAAGGTAGACCCAGAAGAACTTGACCTATATGCAGCTATTGGACACGCAACAGGTATATATTTCCTGTGTATGCTAAATATGCAGACAGCAGGAGTATATGAAAGAAGCTATCCAAAGAGCGGTATTCAGAACCAAGTATTCTCAGTTGGGAGACGCAGGGGAAATTGGGGGTTTGATGGAATAGGAATCGCGCAGGAAGATACAGTAAGGGAGTGATATATTGTCAAAAAGTAATACCTCAGCAGGAAATGGTGGGTTTAATAGTTTTATAGGTTGGGGGGTTACATCACTTCTATTATTTCTGTTTAATAGGCGCAAGGGTGGTGGAAATACATCATCTGCTCAACCTTCAAAATACACAGCAGATAATACAAATAGTATTGGAAGTCCAATACCAGTGGCACTTGGGAGGGTTATGATAAAAAACCCTCTTGTGTCATATTATGGGGATTTTGGCTCAGAACCATACACTGAAGAATATGGAATGCACAGTAAGTTAAGTGTGAGAGATGTGCTATTACAAATGCTTATTACAGCACTTACTATTGCATTTTTACCAAGAAAGCATTTAGTTATAACAAATACTGGGTCAGGAGATGCAATAGATATTAAAAATGGTCGTGATAATAGGTTAATTATGATGGCTATTATGAACTTTTTATTGTGGTTACTTATGGCTCTATTTAATAGACATGCTGGAAGAACAACCATACAAAAAGGATTTAAGTATTATCTTGGTTGGCAGAATATTTTGTGTTGGACTGGAAAGAATATAGGATTAAAGAAAGTCTGGATGGATGTATATGATTCTGGCGTTCAATCATCAACTGAACAAGGTGTTTGGGATAATAATAGTAGTGTAGCGTGGAAAGCAGATAATCAAACAGGAATAATAGCACACATTGACAAACCAGATCTTTTTGGTGGTGTTGATGAGGGCGGCGGATTCGTAGGAGATATAAGAGTATATTTTGGAACAGAAAGCCAGAACTTTGACTCATGGATGGTAAAAGAAATGCAACAACCAAGTATACCAAATGAATTAAAGGGACTAACCCCACTATATCCAAAGTTTATGACGGCAGTAGTACCAAGAGCATATATTGGAAAGCAAGCAAGTATTCCCGAGATGTGGTTTGAGGTATTAAACTATCCTACAAGACTATCAGATGAACACCAAGATAGAATAAGACAGAAGTTTGATAATACTATATCAGAATATCTGCCAGATATTATTTCATATATAGAATCGCAGGACAAGACGGTAAGAGATTTTATAAGAGTAGAGTATACAGAGTTCAAAAAGGCTAGAGATAAATACCAAAAAGCACATAAAAAGCTAGTAGAAAATACAGATACTATACAGATGCTAAAAAACAGGATTGAGTATCTATCTGGTGTGGATGATGAAGATGCACAGAAGTCTTGTGAAGATTTAAGGAGAGAATTAGCAACACTTGAAACACAAAGACCACTCCTTGAGTCAGAAGTAAACACAGCTTTTGAAGGACTAAAAGAAAAACTAAATGCACTAATTGAAAAATATCCACCTACTAACAGAGACGAATTAAAGAATATTGCAAAACCATTACTTGATCTTGTTGAGAAGGGTCAGTGGAAACTAGGTAGGCTCGGAGATGATGCAAACCCAGCAGAAGTTATTTACGAGATACTTAAAAATGACTTGTGGGGAGCAAATTACCCAGACAGGAAGATTGATATAGATAGTTTAATAACCATTGGTGGAAGATGTGAAGAAGATAAAATGGGAATCTCTTGTCTATTTAACCAAACAGCGACAACAGGAGAGTACATTACAAAAATATTAGACCACATCAATGGAATTATGTTTGTAAGTGCGGTTACAGGAAAGCTAACCTTCAGGTTAATAAGGTCAGATTATGATCCAGATAAGATCCCAGTATTTGATATGGATAATTGTGAGAGCCTAACATATACAAGACTTGATTGGGGAGAAACTTCATCAGCATCATCAGTAAATTTTACAATGGCAGATGATGTGTCAAAGTACGAACAAGGAACTGTTACTGTGTATGATGAAGCAAACGTAAGAATCACAAAGAATCAAGTAGAAAATAGTTATGATGGAACTTATTTTACAACAGCAGATAACGCAAAGATAATGGCACAGACAAAGATGTTGTCAGCAGGATACCCATTAGCAAGTATAGAAATTGTATGCAATAGACGTGGTTATGATCTTGTTATAGGGGATGTTATAAAAGTAACATGGACACCATATGGTATAAAAGAACAGGTGTTTAGAATCAATGACATCAACTATGGAACACTAACAGATGGAAAAATAAAAATAACAGCCATTGAAGATGTGTTTGGTTTTGATAGCACAAAATATGAATATAGCGAGATTCCATCGTGGGATCAAGAAGATCATCCTGCCGTTTCTATTGTAAGGTATAGATATGAAGAAATGCCATTTGAGGTTACGAGAAGCCTTGATACATTCATTCACGCATATGCTGCGCAACCATCAGAACACTGTATGGGGTGGTATATTTGGAGAAGAGTATTTGGAAACTATGATAAGTCAAGTAACTCAACAAAATTCTCAATGGTTGGCAGAGTAATGTATGGCTTCCCAGAAGATTATGCAAACTTAGATGAGGGCATTGAAATAAAACCAATAGGGACGAATGCAGAAACAGACTTCTCAAATTACATAAAAGAAGCAGAAAGAGATCCATATAGATATAACAACAAGAGTGGATTAAATTTACTGATTGTTGATAATGAGATTATATCATTTGAGAAGATTACAAGACTTCCTAATGGAAATTACAACCTTAGTAAAGTCATTCGTGGAGTATATGATACATTACCTGCGGTACATACAGCAGAGAGTATCTGTTTCTTCTTAAATACAGGACTATCTATAAGTGGAAGTGATCCAGCAACAAGAAATGGCGAAGCAGCAACAGAGAGCCTTGAACTTACAACATATACAGTATCAGAAGCAGAACCGTTTAGTTATTCAAAGACCGAGGGGTTTGTCTCAAGAAGAAGAAGCGAATCACCATCTATTATGGCTAATCTTAGATTCTGCCCAGATAGGGGAGAACTTACTACTATGGCATACAACTATCCAAGTGGTACGGTGTTTACTCATGATATGTTGTTTGAGTTCTATGGAAGAAATAAATTCACAAATCCTCAGATCATTGAACATAAAGACACAACAGAGTATCTAGTTGATGAAAATGTTCAAAATATTATAACTGTGAAAAGCAACGATGTTGAGTTTAATATAGTTGCTGATGGAAAATATAAAGAAAATGGTGTTGAAAAGAATACACAGAACATGATGCTAAAGTGGGAAGATTTCTGTAAGAATATGGATAGGAAGCTAAAAGATCATAATGATGTAACATTAGAAATAAAGACACATGATAAGACGAGAAATCTTGATTCTTACTACTCATATGAAAAGCATATCATCTATGCAGTTCCTAGAATAATGTGTATTGTATCAACAGAAGATGATGTGGAACAGGCAATAGAAAAAATAGGTAGAGAAACAACAGTAGTAACAAGAGATATAAATGGTGTAGATATAACAGTAACATATAATTACTCACCGCTTGTGTTTGTTGGAGAAGAAAGGACTATTGGAGTTCTTGCACAAGATGGTAAGAGATATGTGCTTACTGATACTGTATATAAATTAGATGGTTATAAAGACAATAAGGTATTATATCATAAGATTGACCTTGGTAAAGACTTTGTTGTTAGGTGTGATTTTGGCGGCAAGTCAAAGTATTATAAGAGAGTAACTTTACAGAACTGGACAGAAGTAGAGGTTGGTGTATAATATGTCAAAGAAAAGCATTATAATAATGAAAAACTTGCAAAAGAGTACACCAAAAAATCTAGCTAACTTAGATACATCAAGACCATTTGCTAATGGCATTAGGTTAATGGATGTCCAATATCTTATATCAAATAGGGTGTCAGTATACTATGGTGATTTAGTGGATCATAGATTTTGGGATAGACTAGATATAATGGTAGGTGCTTATACAGATGGCTTAAACATCTTAACAAGACAAGATGGGTTTCTGTATAAGTACAACTATCCAGATAAGACATTCAAGGTGTTTGATAATAATAATGTTTTAGTTCTCAGAAGAAATAATATACAGTCACTAGCAGACATGAAGATTGATTTTACTATATTTAATAGCCATCAGTTTGAGATATATTTAACACCAGAAGATGGGTCAAAGATTTATCCCTTCTTAATTCCTGCTAAGATGAAGCCAAAGAAATTTGATATGTTTGTTTATACAGACCTAAGAGGTGTGTGTAATATCTATGAACTGGGGAAGTATGAAGTAGTACCAAATAATTTTGCACAGAAGTATTTAGCATACTTCCCAAATAGATATACATTTATGTATGATCCTAAAAAGCCAGAAATAGTTCCACCACCAATCGTTGAAGCAGAAAAGGTTTATACATACTATCAGTATAGGACAGCATTCCATACATCATTCTTGTATAAAATAAACCTAGCAAGTTCAAACCCAAATCAGTGGAAGTATTGCGTATATGACTTTTATGTTGAGGGAGATTTTAAGAAAGATAAGAAATTCAAGACAATGGCATATAGCATACCAATATTTGATCTTCCAGAGACAGGAAACGGACTGTACCCAATGCTTAATCCAATCAAGAGAGTTGGAGAAACACAGAATAACAGACCAATATATGAGCCTTGGTTGATTTATGGATTCTTCAATAATGTAAGTAGAATATCACACGATGATCTTGATAAGTATGATCTATGGCTTCTTGATCTATCGCCTAACTACGGGAGGTGAATAAATGGCAACTAGAATAACAGAAAAATATTCTTTCAAAACTGATATAATAACTGCATATAGTGGAAAAGAGCAGAGAATAATGCTTAGACGTGAACCCAGAAGAAGTTATTCTTATGACTATGATGCTATGGATGGTACACAAGCACAATGGATAAGGGGAATTGGAAGATTAAGAATTTCAGATGCCTTTTATGTACCTATGTGGCAGAATATAATGTATCTTAGAAAAGATTTTAATGGAGGAAAAAACCTTGAAGTTGATTCAGATTATTTATATGGGCTAAGAGATTGTCAGTACATGGAATTATTTGTAAAAGATGATGTACCCGGTTATGGATATAACACAGTGCTTAAAATAAATAACGTGTATGACGGTGTGATAGAACTAAGGAATCCATTGAGAAAAACATTAAGTCCAAAAAATACATGGTTGTACCCACTAAGGAAATGTGCAGTACAGCCATCAGATTCAGTTAAGTATGTTTATCATGATGGGGCAACATCAACACTAAATTTCTTAGATCTGTTGGAGACAACAACAAAAAACTTCCCCAAACACATCATATCTGAATATAGAGACTTAGAGGAAATAAATCATTTCAAGTTGCCAAAGATGCTTAACGAAAAAGAAGTATTTTGGTGGCAGCCAACATGGACAAGTGAAGAAGAAATGTTAAGTACAAATAGAAATTACATAAATCTTGATAATGAAACAGGTCAGTTCGTATATGACTTAAAGAATACAAGATATTATGACATAAACTCTTATACGATATTGCTCCACAATAGAAAAATGATAGACAATATGATAAAGTTCTTCATAAGAATGGGTGGAAGATACAAGAGTTTTTATGCTCCTTCATGGGTAAATGATTTTGTACCTGCTTTTGATATTAAGGCAGGAGATACGTCAATGCTAACAGCCTTTGATAATTATTTTAGGTTTTTTGGTAACACAGCAAGAGAGAAGTATATTGTTATCTTCACAAAGGACTTTAACCATAAGATCATGAAAATTTCTGGACACACCTATGAAATGATAAATAAGAAAAGATATGGAAAAATAATATTAGGTGGCACTTTTGATGAAGCAATAAAGAAAGATGATATTAGTATGATCTCATTTCTAAATCTAGTTCGACTAGATAGTGACGATCTTCAAATAGATTATGAAAGTAATGTAGTAGCAACAACTAGATTAGTGTTTAAGGAGGTAGATGATAATTTTTGATACAGATGAAAAATCTTTACAAGACGGAAAACCAGTAGAGATGTATAGATTCACATATGCAAATGTATCATATAGCTATACCTCTGCACAGACAGCACAAAGAGCAATCATAGATGGAGTAACTTATGTTTTCTCACCTGAGTATATTAAGAGAAGTGATGACCTTAAAATACTAACCACTTCAAATCAAGAAACATGTACGATAACAGTAAACAGGACAAATAATGTAGCATTACTTTATCAAGGAGCACCGCCAGAATTGGGGCAAGTAGAAGTATCGGTGTTCAGAAAGCATATGGTTGATGATGAAGTAATACAGATCATTTCAGGAACTATAAGGCAGGTAGAGTTTAGCGGAAGTGAGGCAGTAATTACAGTTGCAATAGACAATATTATGAGCAGACAGATACCAAGATGTAAGCTAAGTTATTTCTGTCAGAACTGTATTTATGACAACACCTGTGCGTTAAAATTGGAAGATTGGGGAGTAAAGGGATATGTTGATAGATTTGTTAATAATATGTATATCTACTCAACAAACCTAAGAGAAAAAGAGAGTGGATACTTTACAGATGGGCTTTTAAGAATGGGGAATACATGGAGAAAGGTATCACTACATCAAAATGATATGATAAGAATAAAATATCCGATAGCAAAGCACCAAGTAAGAAATAGTTTTGTTGTATATCCGGGATGTAGTGGACTATTTAAGAAGTGTGCAGAAACATTCCACAACCACAGAAACTTTTCAGGTATTATATATAAACAACCATTTAATGTGTATAAGCATAATTCCTACGATAATACTCCAGCTTATTGGGTCAATACAGATGTCATTCGGCGTGATTCAAAAGGTGAAATATATTCAATGGGACTATAATAATGAGTAAGGGGAGGCACAACAGCTTCCCCTTTAGTGTATATATTGACAAAAAGTCATAAATATGTTATAATAAACTAGATAAGGATGGTGATTTTATGGCATTAGAAACAGATAGGCTTAAAATAAAACTAATACAAGAAACTGATCAGGTATCAGACCGTGCCTGGAATGATGTTATTGAGGATATAGATAAAAAAGTAGCCCCACAGTCACACGTTGGGGATCGAAGCCACTTTGAGTTGTGGGAAAAGAACAAGTCTTATACAGATGGAGATATAATAAGGTATGGAGCACTAAGATCAAATCAGTATGCTATTTGCCTCTCTGGTGGTCAGAGTGACACAACGGAACCAACTAATAATGTTACAGGAAGTGAGATCAATGTTGGTACTGCAAGATTTAAGATCGTAACATTAGATAAAGGAACAGTAGAGGGGTTCAAAATCGACGTCTGGACGAGTGGTACATACTACAAGTCAGGCAGTTTTGTTATTTATGGAGATGCAATCTATAAGTGCAAAGTAAATCATGTATCAGACAACGCATTTTCAGCAGACAAAGATAAATGGATTGAACTGTTCTCAAGTATCAGAGCATGGAAGAAGAATACATACTATGCAGTAGGAGACACCGTGCTTAATGGTACTGATATTGTTATGTGTAAAACTGAACATACATCAAAAGCAACCTATGATGAAGATAAGTGGGAGTATGTAGGTAATTTTTCACTTCTTGAAGATTGGGAAAAACAGAAAGACTATAAGAAGGGTCAAATCATCATCTTTGAGAAAGAATTATACAGAGCAAGGGAAGCACACAAGTCAAGTGATACATTTGCTAAAACTAAGTGGGAAAAGATCACAAGAAGCGGCGGTATTGCAGACTGGGAAGCAAACAAGAGTTACTCAAAAGATGATGTTGTATATTATGCCAAGAATATTTATAGGGCATTAGGAGATACAAAGGACACAAACTTTATTCCAAGTAGTTGGGAAAGGATTACTGACAACATTAAGTTTTGGGATAATGCAAAAAATAAACCATACCTAACAGGTGACACAGCTGTAGTACATAATACACTTGTTACAGTTGGTAATATAGGAACATCAGACATAAATAGCAACACAAAACCACTAAATGCGTCTATTGCAGAATTTGATACAAGCGCAATTAAATATCCAGTAGGAACAGTAATTCGTAAAGACGATTCAATTTACCAGAAGATAAAAGATGACAAAGAGGCAGATTATACAACATTTGATGAGGCTGTAAGACAAGGTTCATGGAAAAAGATAAGTAATAATCAGATAACACCATTTGAAAATAAATCATACAAAGAAGGAGAAATGGCGTATCATGAAGGAAGTATCTATGTAGCAAAAGTAGATACAGGTGGAGCACCAGTAACAGATACAAGTAAGTGGGAAGCATTAGGCGGAAGTGGAGAATCCACAGTAAATGAATGGAAGCCTAACACTAAATATAAAGATAATCAATTAGTAACATTTCAAGGAATACTATTAAAAGCAAAATCTCATGATTCACAAACAGATATTGATTTTACAAAATTTGATGTTGTTTTTGCAGGAATTAAACCACATGAAAGTGATAAAGAATATGGAAAAGATTCTGTAGTAAAAACACGAGACGGAAGTTTATATTTTGCAATACAAAATGTTCCTAAGAATAATGATATAGAAGATAGTAGCTTCTGGAAAAGAATTAGTGTTCAGACAAACATAAAAGATTGGGAATCAGATAAGCAATATTTAATTGGTGATATTGTAACAAGAAATAAAGATTTTTATAGAGCAATATCTGATACTAAAAACGCAACATTTGATATAACGAAGTGGGAAAAACTTGTTAATGGTGATTTTGGAGAATGGAAACAGAATACAGATTACTCCACAGGTCAACCAATAACCATAAATAAGCTAATGGTAAAAGCATTAGTAAATCATAATTCTGGTTCAGTAGTCCCACAAGATAAGTATGAAGTAATGTATGCAAGTATTCCACAGTGGGATAGTTCAACATACTACCCAACAGGAAGTCTTGTAAGACATACAGATGGAGCATTTTATTATAGCATTAAAAATGTAAAAGATAAGGACATAACACCTACAGATTGGGTGAAGATGGGAAGTCTAAATGATTGGGCATATGGAAATCAATATTTTGCAAAAGATGTTGTGTGGTATAAAAATGATTTATACAGAGCCAAGGTAGATTCAAAAGATTCACAGTTTGATGTTTCTAAATGGGAAAAGATTACTCAGAATGGTACAATAAAAATAGGAACATATACAGTTGGTAAAAATTATGAAGTAGGAGAAGTAATAAAACTTGCTAGTGCAGATACATTCTATTATGTAAAGAATAATTTTACTGCTACAACAGAGCAGAATGATATAGGAAATACACCTAATCTAACACCACTTGTTGCAATACTTGATTTTGATAGTAGAGCATATGGATTTGGGGATGTTGTAAGATATAATGGAAAGCTATATCGTGCAAAAGGTATCATAAAACCAAAATCAGAATTTAAGCAAGAAGAGTGGGATATACTAAATTATTCACGGGCTATAAGAGATTGGAATAAAAAAACATATTATGAGAAAGATTCTATTGTAAATATTTATGACATAGGTTACCAAGTAATACAAGATTTTACCTCGGCAGATGATTTTAGTGGAGAATTTGGTGTTACAAAACCAGTATATACTAGCACAGCAGAGTGGCGAGAAGGAGCATATTATAAAAAAGGCGTAACAGTAATTAGTGAAGATATACTATATAAATGTTTAGCAGATCATAAATCTGTTCACGGTGGAGCAGGATATATCGATGTTGGCGGATTTTTGCAGAAATTTCCAGTTGGCGTATATAAATCAGTAACATCGTTCGGTTCGTGGTCAGATAACTTTGGAACTGGGTTTGAACTAAATGTTACAAGTGGTGAAATAGTAGACCACATAATTATTGTAGATGGTGGTAGTTATATTGCAAATGACGTAAAAATAACTATAACAACAGGTGGTGTAGATGAGGTCGTTTATGAATCATCTGGTGCTGGTTTATTTCCAAAGAAAGTTAATGTTGGAAAAGTTATTACAAAGGTAAAAATTGAAGCATCAAGCGTGGGTCCGACATATTGGTATGGTGGAATGTCGATGTCTGATTTCCAAGTCAGAATATCAAATAAAAATTGGGAAAAAATAAGTGAGCCAGATGAATTTATATTCCCAAAGTTTGCAGAACCAGATACAAACCACAGGATAAATATAGCCTATAATGTAGGAAATGTTGTAGAGTATAAAGGAAGTATATATGTATGCACAAAGTCATGCACAAATTATAATGGATTAGACCCAGATTGTTGGACATTACTTATTGGTAAGTCAGATGGTGGACAAAAAGCTATAAAGAATTATGTGAATGGTTCTTCATATAAAGCAGGGGAATTTATATATTATGATAAAGCACTTTACAGAGCAAGGGCAGACATAACTACAACAACAGATACACCACAAGAAACTGAATTTGACAAGATCGGTGGAAACATAATTCAACAGCAAACAAGAATAGAAGATTGGTCAAGTGCTAAAGACTATAAAGCCAATGACTTAGTGTTTTATCAAGGAAGTTTATATAGAACAGTATCAGACATATCAAAATCTCCAACATTCCAGTCACAGTGGAACTATGTAAACGGTAGTGCATTTATAAAAAATTATCATTCAGGAATATCATACTCGCCAAATGAAGTTGTAATAAAAGACGGTATTGTATATAGAGCAAAGCAGAACACAGCAACAACATTTAATGAAACAGAGTGGGATGCAATAGTAAAGCCAGCAACGATTGATGAATGGCACGCAAATACACCATATATCAAAGGCGCAGTAGTAACCTATAATGGTAATTTGTGGAAAGCAAAAGAAGCATTTACGTCAATTTCAGACTTTAACCAAGATAAATGGGAAAACTTATCTGGTGGTGGAGGTGGCTCAGTAGCAGGATGGAAACAAGTTACTAAGTTAAATGCACCAGCAGGTACAAAAGTAACAATAAAGTTCAAAGAAACACTAAACTTCTGTTTCCCACCAATAGGTGTGTTGCAGTTACAACCAGGAACAGCTGGAATGGTTATGAATGTGTATACATTTGATGTAGGTGATGGAAGTAAATTCAAATATGATAAAGTAACATTTGATTCTGTGGTAAGACCAAATAATTATCATAAGATAAACAGCACAGCACAAACAGCACTAGGGAGTGGCTATGTTACTGTATCTGATTATGTAAATCCAGAGGATTATTCAATTATAGAGGATGTGATGTATTAAAATGTATAAGAGTAGAATATATGTAGATAGTGATGGTAATTTTAAGGACTATAACACAGAAAATACAATATCATATCCATTAGGCAATCCACAGATAGGAACTGGAAAATATGGAGAAAGATGCCTAGACAAGACAGACGGTAAAAGTGTTGTGTATGTTCAATTTAAGGCACCAATAAATAGTTGGGCACTTTCATATTGGGTATATATGAGAAAAAGAACAGTGTGGGCTGAACCACTTGCAGCAAATAATACAGATTTTTTATACTTTTGTAATGGTTCTGCGATGCACGTTGCATCATATATTTCATTTGGAAGTGCTAAACCACTGTTATTGGACGAAAATGTGTGGCATCATGTGTATATATTTTTTAACAACTACAATAAACTGGGAAAGATTTACATAGATGGAGAAGTTTATCAGGGTGATGGATATAGTGGTGTATTTGCATTATCTACCTTACAAGTAGGTGGGGCAACATCATATCCACTATTTGATGGAAAGGTATCAGATGTAATTCTGTGGGATTATGCAAGACCATTCACAGGAGTACCAGATATAGAAATACCTAAAGCAAAAAGTGTGTTATACATCACAGAGAATAACAGTGTGTATAATGATAAAGTAGAAAAGGTCGCAGATAATTGGACTACACTATCCGACACAGAGAAGGAGAATCTATTTAATAAAAGTTCTGTAAGAGGAACAGAAAAACTAAGAGAATTAGGGAAGTTTAAGATTGCAACATTTACAGAGAATAATGTTCAAGCAAGTCCATATATATTTGGGGCTATGAAACCACAAATAGTATTACCAAAAGACCTAATTAGTATAAAACAAGTTGAAGATATAGTAAGTATTGTCCCAACACAAACAGTGAAATCTTCACTTTTGAATAATTATAGTTCATACACATTACTTCATTTTGATGGTGATTATGTAGATGAATTTGGAAAAACATTTACTCAGCAAACAAATTCGGAGTTCACAGATGATAGTAAATTTGGTGGTAAGGCAATAAAGTTTTCTGCAAATAATATCATATACTGTAGTGTAGATCTGATTTATAACAAAGAAGATGTTACTGTAGACTTCTGGCAGAAATGTGATGTTACACAGCCACAAGCCAATCCTACATTCTTCTCAAGCTATGATGGAACAATAAAACTTACAAACACACACTTTTCTACAGATGCTACATATAAGGATGAAAATAAGTTTGATCCGTTGATGGATGGAAATTGGCATCATATAGCACTTGTAAGAAAAGATGGAGTGTTCTATCTATATAAAGACGGACACCTAGTAAAGACTATAGACAGTGCAAAAGATCTAAATTTTAGAGTTTGTGGAGTTGGTGCAGCAGTAAGTGGGGCGGGAACGTATATAAAAGGCATTATGGATGAATTTAGTGTAGTGCCTTATGCAAAGTGGACAAGTGATTTTACGCCACCAACAGAAGCGTACAAGACACAAAAAAGTGATATAAGATATGCGTTTACCATAGATGGAGAAAAATATCTAACATATACAACAGATTGGGTAGAGATACAACCAAATGAAATTCCAACAAAGGGAATGGCTGATCTATCAGTAAAAGCAATAACAACAGAGAAATGGCACAAGCTAATAACAAAAAATGATACAATCGTAACAAATAAACTAGGCGTTGCATTTAGTCTATCTCAAACGGATAGTAATAGTAATGTTAATATAGATAACTTAGCACTAACAGTAAACCAAAAAGGTAAATGGAGACAAGTAAGACCAATGGATTATTACCTTGCAGATTTTGTTGATAATGAAACCTTAGATGTAACATTAAATAGTGCAGGAAGTTATAAGATCAACTATGCGCTAGGAGGTGATTAACTACGGAAATATTATTAGCAGCAGCTAATGCAATAGTAGTAGCATTAGTAGGGTGGATGGTAGCAAAATTCAAAGCAAGAGAAGCCAGACATGACGAGGAATCAAAACGTAGGGATGCTGAATATGAAGCACTGAAAAATGGACTACGGTCACTACTAAAAGACAGAATCGTACAAAGTTGTAACTTTATTGCACAGATAGGTGGAATAACCATAACACAACTACAGAATATTGAAGGAATGGAAAGTTCATATGAACTACTAAATGGAAATGGTGCAGTAAAAGCACTGTATAACACAACAAAGAAACTACCGATTATTTCAGATGATGAATTTCATATTAGGAAGAATAAGTTAAAATGATTACATCAATTAAAAGAAATATATTAAAGTTAGGAAGATGGGCGCAAGCAAATCAAGAGACGCTACTTATATTTGTAGCGTCCATCATCTTATTTTTTACTTTAATATGGTGTGCTAGTCTACTTGCGGCTTTCTGGATGAATGGCTTATATGGAACACATTTCGAGTTAAATGCGGCATATGGATTCTTAACCATAATGGCAACAGCAGTTACAACATTAGGTACATTAGCATATAATATTCATTCAAAGTATAAGATAGACAGTACATTTAACAGTAAAGAAGGAGAACTACCTAAGTATAATAATAGTGACGCAGGAGGTTGATATTTTGGGAAGATATGTAACACTAGATGAAGTAAGGCAGATTGCGGTAAATAGCAAAGATGATATATGGAGAATGGCAGAAAAGTATGGAAGAACCCCGATCATTGTCGCACATTGGAGTGCCGCGCGTTACGATCAGAAATTTGAGGATTATCACATCAATATTGATGGTGAAGGGCGTTGTTGGATTTCAACAGATGATTTTTCAGATGTATTATCACATACATATATGAGAAATTCTGGGGCAGTAGCGATTACCATGTGTTGTGCATATAAAGCTACAACAAATGATTTAGGTGAATATCCTCCCACTGCGGCACAAATTGAAACTATGGCACAAGTAATTGCTGTAGTAGCAAAAGCACTATGGCTAACTATTGATAAGTACCATGTTATGACACATTCAGAAGCAGCAGATAATTATGATGAAACATATCAACACGAGCCATATGGTTATTTTAATGGTTGTACCAGATGGGATTTATTGTTTTTAGGAACACCAGAATCACCTTCAATACCATCAAGCTATGATGATCCTATAAATGGTGGAAATGTCCTTAGAGGAAAGAGTAATTACTACTCAAATCAACTATGAAATCAGTAATAAATATGAAGATAGAAGATGATGAACATTATATAGAGGAAATATCTGGGAATAAAGCAGACCTACTAATAATGTTATCATGGCTATTAGCAGATATGGTAAAGAAAGATGAAAGCACATTAAAAACATTTTTGATGTTGTTAGAGGGAGAGTTTAAAAGAATTGGGGTGACTTAAGCTGAATGAATTTTTTAAGAAAAATTGCAAGTATTTCATTCTTGGCGGTTGCATTATTGTTTGTTTGTTCTTCTTATGGGCTATGTTCACCGACATATCAGATAACGGAAGAGCAGTTGACAACCTTAGAAACCAACTTAGCACAATTAGAGAAGAACAATCAAGAACTCAGAAATCTCTTGAATCAGTCCAATCTGAACTTGACGCAAGCAGGAGAACAGTCGATAATCTTGAGGAATCAAATAGAAACGCTCAACGAGCAGTTGATAGAATCTCAGAAGCAAATTCAAGAATTAAGGAATCACTTGATAGAAGCACAGAAATCAACAAGCGTAGCGCAGAACTCATTGGAGACAGCGAACAGAGAATTAGCGAAAGCAGGAGAATCCTTCAAGAAGTTAGGCAAACAAAGGAAGAGCCTTGAATTTAAGAATAAAATATTAAAAGTAGCCGTACTAGGATTGATAGGAGTTATAGCAATAAGAGGATGAAAAATTCCTCTTATTTTTGTCTTGACATCCACACAATAATGTGTTATGATATATACACAAAGGAGGATGAGAGGCATGAAAATCAATAAGGAAAACGTAGAGAAAATGAGAGCAGCCATTGATATTTTTGATGCAGAAGTTGAAAATCTAAAAATCCTAGAAAATCTATATGAGTTTATAAGTTCACATAGGGGGAAAGTATTAACAATCACAGATAATTATAGAAGTGAATTTATCAACCTACCACCAGACGTTGCAATACAACTTGAGAATGAAATCAAAGGAAAGATTACATTTAAGAAACAGGAGTTGGGATTATGAAAAAGTTATTTAGTAAAGCACACCTTTAATAGGAGGAAATTGAATCATGATTAAGTATGTATGTGATGATGTTGAAAAGGCACTTGATGAGATCTTGGTAGTTCAACACGTCCTTGAGGAAGAAATTAGGAAAGTTATGACAGAGTTTAGGAACCTTAGTGAATGTGGTGATGAAGAATTTGGTAAATACTCTGCAAAGATTTGGCACATTGTTTGCGATTATAATGTAGTAAATGAACTTGAGAAGAACATCAACAAAACTCCTTATGGTGCAGTTCTTGCATTTGGAACTTTTCATAAACTAATGAAATACAATCAAAACATAGAAAGGATTTTTAAGTGTGTCTACAGCGAGTGTTAAATATTTTGATGTAGCAAAAGCAGTAAGCAAGTTGTCCGACTTCAAGAGAATACATATTGGATGTGTTATTGTTGATGGTAAGCATATTATTGCTACTGGGCAAAATACAAATAAAACACATCCAATGCAGAAAGAGTATAATAGGTATAGGTTTCATGCAGACTGTATTGGAAATGGAAAACTTCATGCAGAGATGATGGCATTACTCTCTTTACCTAAAGATGTTGACACAAAAAAGCTAACTGTGTATACTTACAGAGAGGATAGGTTTGGAAATCTCAGAAACTCAAGACCATGTAATGCTTGTCTAGCAAAGATTAAAGAACTCGGTATAAGGAATATATGTTATACAAGTGACGATGGGTTTTGTGTAGAGAGGTTAGAATACTAGGATAGGTGAGTGATTTGGAAGAAGCATATGTTAAAATAAAAGAAGATGAGTTTATTTACTTTAAGAGTAAAATTGATGATATTCAGAAATATTGGGTTGGTGTATTATTGTCTGCTAAGAAGGAGCAAGACGAATTGCTAAATGCTCCATTTAAGGATAGGTTCAAGGAATGGTTCTTTAACCGTATTGAACATAGAATTGAGAGAGCAAGAGATATGGTCTACTTGTGGGAGAACAAAAGGAAATGGTTCAATACAGATAGGGACATATACATTGATATATTTTGGTACGAGGAGATTAAGCATGGTGGAAAGAAACATATTATATGAAATCAAAAAGAATAAAGACATTCTCGACTGGCTTGAGAAGTGTAAGAGGAATAAACTTGCCTTTAAGAATCTACAACATGGTAACATCATTGTTATTGAAGATGATGTTGTTGAAGAAATCAAACACATTTATCAAAGAAAGATTAAAATTTTGGAGAGTATTGACACGCCTACGTATTCGTGATAATATAGTCATGAAAGGAGATGTTGATATGAAATTCAATCTTTGTTCTAAGGGACACAAAGCTAAATATGTGGTTTTCTACGACGCTCCATGTGGAGTATGTGCGGTGTTTTTCTCATCAAAGAAAGCCGCCGAGGATTATATGTATGGCTACAGAGATATTTACTCTCTGCATGACGTTAGTGGTAGATTATTGTGAGCAAGGGAGGATAAAAACATGATTAAGACAAAAGATGGAATGTATAAACTTACGTTGGAAGAGCTTAGTAGCCTCTTGGTGGATAGTGAACGCTTAAACGCGCTGGAATGTGGTGGAGTAGATAATTGGTTTGGCTATGAAGATGCTTTTAGTGAATATGGTGATATTGATGAAGCTATAGATGATATGCTAGGCGAGATTGAAAGTGAGTAGATGTTATATGAAATTTTATACCTACACAACAAACCCATCTTATTGGGATGATACTGAGTATTTTAACTCTATTGAGGAATGTCTCAACGCCGCAAGGACTGATCTTAGTGAAGATGATTTTGAAGATGATGAACACAAGGTCTACATTGGAGAAATCCATGAGTATTATCCACATATTTGGGCGAGTGAAGTAACAGGGGCTATGACAGCATATCTTGAATGTAATTGTAATGTTGAAGAAGTTGGTATGACCTATGAAGAACGGTTCTCGGATGAGGACATGGAAGATCTTGAGGAATATATCAACCTTGCTGTCTATCACTGGGCAAGTAAGGGGGGTATTGACCTTGTGCAAACAGGTATTGAACTTGTAGGAGAATATGATTATGAAGTATCTATGTAATGATATGCACTATCTTATGGGTTTATGCAAGGACAAAATGAAGGTATATGAGAAAATGCTAAACGATCTTCTCAAAGAATACAGAGACGAAAAGGAGACAGACGTTATTGCGCTTTGTGTAAATATTGCAGATGCCACCCAAAAGCATGAGTGTGTAGAGTCTCTGTACTATCAAGCAAGAAGTAATAGTAGACTTCTTATCACAGCAGAAACCGTACTACATTTACGTACGTTAAAACTCTTTGACTGGGATAATTTTATCAGCATCGAGGAAGAAGATAATGATTGTTATATGTGAAGATAAGCAATATACCATAAAGATATTAGATAAACTTCTTATGGATTTGTGGGAAGAAGTAAAGTTACTCGCGCCCAATATTGGTGATAAAGCAACAGAAATGAAGATCACTAGATTAGTAATTCTTTCAGATGAAGCACAGCAACATTATTACTTGATGTCTCATTCTGCAAAAGCAGTTATTTCCAGTAATTTGTATTACGAGATTGCAGATAGATATAGTATTGATGTAGAAAAGTTTACATTTGCAGGTGAATTGGCACGGAGGAGTTAAGGTGAAGTATAAAACAATATATGCAGATCCACCTTGGATGGAATCTGGCGGTGGTAGAATAAAGCGTGGAGCAGATAGACATTACCCACTTATGAAAACAAAAGATATTTGTGAACTACAAATTATTAAAGATATTGTAGATGATAGTGCTCATTTATATTTGTGGGTGACGAATAATTTTTTGAAGGATGGTTTACAGGTAATGGAAGCATGGGGATTTAGATATGTAACCATGATTACTTGGATGAAGGATAAGGGAGGTCTAGGACAATACTTTAGAGGAAAAACAGAACATTGTTTGTTTGGTGTTAGAGGAAATCTGCCTTATAAAATAGTAGATGGAAAAAGACAACAAGGTGTAACTGGATTTTTTGCACCTAGAACAGAACACTCAAAAAAGCCAGAGGATATGAGAGAAATGATTGAGACTGTATCATATGCACCTAGAATTGAGTTGTTTGCAAGAGAAAGATTTGATGGTTGGGATTGTTGGGGGAATGAAGTATGAAAGTATTAGTAGCTTGTGAAGAATCACAAAGAGTATGCACAGCATTTAGGGATTTGGGGCATGAAGCGTATTCATGCGATATTGTTCCCACAAGTGGAGATCACCCAGAGTGGCATTTTCAAGGTGATGTAAGAGAGATGTTGGATTGGGGATGGGATATGATTATTGCATTTCCACCATGTACCTATATGTCAATAGGTAGTGCTTGTCGTATGTACCCAACTAAAGGAGTATTGGATGAGGATAGGTTTAAGAAATCGCAAGAAGCAAAGAAATTTTTCATGGAGATCATGAACGCAGATTGTCCACGAATTGCTATTGAAAATCCACGCCCATTGAAAATTGTTGGGCTACCAAAAGAAACACAGCAGATTCAACCTTGGCAGTTTGGAGATCCATATACAAAACTTACATATTTGTGGTTGAAAAACCTACCACAACTTATTCCAACACATAACATGAAGGATATTGCTACGCCTTGGGTAAATGCAGGAAGCAAGAAAGCAGATGGAACATCACGAGATAAACAAGGTGTTAAAAGTCATTCTATTGATAGAAGTAAGACATTCTGGGGCGTGGCAAGGGCGATGGCGCAGCAATTCGGAGGTCAGGTATGATACAGGCAAGTTATGGAGAGCCTAAAAAACTCTCCTGCTTGCAATCTTGTTTTTTGCAATTTGAATATAAACCACAAATAGTAGATGCTATAAGAATAATACCAGATAGGTTTTATTCAGTGAAAGACAAGATATGGGAAGTACCAACAGATAGTATTCCTGTATTAAAGCAAGCATTAGTTGGCGAGAAATGGAAGTTTACTGGAAGAGCAGCGACAAGAAAAAGTATGCTAGATAAAACCCCTAAGTTCCATTATGAGCCACCAAAAGAAATGAAGACAGAGATGTATAATTTCCAGAAGGAAGATTTTAACATCTTAATGAATCATGATAAGTATTTACTACTTAATTCTCAAGGTTTAGGTAAGAGTTTAGAAATGATTGCTGTAGCATTAAAGCGCAAAGAAGTAAATAAAATAAAGAGATGCTTAGTAATAGCTTGCGTAGCCTCTCTAAAATTTAACTGGGTAAATGAGATACAAGAACACTCAAATGCAACAGTAAAGGTTTTGGGTGGAGATAAGAGTAGTATATCATCTCAAGATAAGTTGAATCACCTAAATAATCTTGATGATACATTTTTTATTGTAACCAATATAGAGACATTAAGAAACAAGGAGATTTTGGAAAAGTTAAAGAAACTCATACGAAAGGGCGAGATAGATATGGTGGTTGTAGACGAATGTCACAGATCATCAAACCCCTCAAGCCAACAAGGTAAGGGATTATTGGCTATATGTAAATATCTAGATTATATTTATTTACTTAGTGGTACACCATTAACAAATTCACCACTAAACGCGTATCTACCTCTAAAATGTATTGGAGGTGAAAGAACCAATTATACTCAATTTAAGAATCGTTATGTTGTGTGGGGAGGGTTTTCAAATTATCAAATTATTGGATATAGAAACCTAAAAGAACTACAAATTAAGATAGATTTGGTATCTATAAGAAAAACAAAAGAAGACGTTCTGGAATTACCTCCAAAAATTTATATAGAAGAAATGTTAGAGATGGGTAATAACCAACGTAGGGTTTATGAAAATGTTAAGAAAGCAATTCTAGCAGACTTAAACCCAGATATGCTGGCACTAGATCCAATGACTGTAATGCTAAGAGCAAGACAGGCAACAGCATTTACATCAATAGTATCACCAACAGTAGATGAATCTGTGAAGTTAGAAAGATTAAAAGAGTTGGTTGAAGAAGCAGATAGTAAGGTTGTTGTATTTAGTAATTGGACAACTGTTACAGATATTCTTGAAAAACATTTTGATAATTATGCTATCGTTACTGGTAATGTAAAAGACAGAGAGGCACAAATTAAGAAGTTTAAGGAAGATGATAACTGTAAGGTTATTATAGGAACTATAGGTGCTTTAGGAACTGGATTTACATTGACAGAAGCGACTACGGCTATATTTTTTGATCAACCTTGGAACTATAGCAACTTTGAACAATGTGCAGACAGAATTTATCGTATTGGTACAAAGGATAGTGTAAATATTATATCACTTATCTGTAAAAATACCATAGATGAGTTTGTTAATCGCACTATAAAAAAGAAAAGAATGATGGGTGATGCGATTATTGACAGGCAATTCAGTGTTCAAGATGAGAAAATTTTATCGTTCATGATGGACGGAATAGGAGATTTTTACTCTTGACATTTACTCAAAAGTATGATATGATATATATACACTAAAGAAAGGACGTGGAGGATGAAGAATCTATTTATTATCGTCTTACTCATAGCAATATTTAATTTTATGAATCAGGAGGATTCTCTTAGAAAGGATATTGAAGATTTACAACAACAGAATGTAGAACTTGAGGAGAAATATCAAGAGGAGTTAAATCACAGAAAATCACTTGACAAAGAGATTGAAATGATGTATAATAAAGAAACAGAAGGAGATGTTGCTTATGTAGTTGATGGAGAAATATCAATGTATACATCATCTGATAATTTAACACCTAGTACAACAATGGCAAATGGAGAGCAGGTTCATGTTGGGGCAGTAGCAAATAATCTCCTTCCATTTGGCACTAGGGTACGAATTGACGGTCAAGTGTATACAGTAAAAGATCGGACTGGGCTTGGGCAATACGTCTTTGATATTTATACAGATTCGTATGACCACGCAATCCAGTATGGTAGACAGTATAAAACAGTGGAGGTATTGAAATGAAAGTACAACCAATCCAAAAGATCGTAAAGGCATTTAATCGGGACAAACAGCGTAATCAGAAATACTATTGGAATGGCAAGAAGAAGCCAACACCAGAAGAGAAGTTCGATGATTTTCTTGAAGTGGAGGATATAGTCGATGTCAAATATAAACATTGATGTTCTTGGAAACCTTGATTCAAAAATCAAGGAAATGACAACAACACTAACAGACGGTAAAAATCTCATTAAAGAGGATTTTGCAAAAACAGAGACAAATGACTATGTTGGGAATCTATACACAGCAAAAGTAAGTAGGCATGTTTCTACAAAATTTGATGAGAAAAAGGTTCTCAAGATTGTAAAGGAAAATGGATTGGATTGGCTTCTTACAGAAGTTGTTGACCTAAAAAAGTTGGAGGATTCCTTAGTGTCAGGAGAGATAGAGACTTCACTTTTTGCAGATTGTATTTCAGAAAGTGAAACACTGGCAGTTACATTTAGGAGGAATAAAAAATGAAGTTTTTGTGTAGTAACACAGCAAAATTGATGGAGGTGTGCAGACAAAAGCACATCATGTTGAAGGATGGTATTATTGAGTCAGTGGGTACAAATGATTCACTGGAAGACCCCATTATGTTTGCTATTGATACTCACCAATTAGTTGAGGCAATCAATGATATTGAAAATATTATGTTTGCAATCTATAAAAATGGGTTTAGATGTCAACATATTGTTATTACAGAGAAACAGTATGAATCAATTACATATTATGGCAGAAAGAGTATTCCACAAGATTTGTTTGATGAGGTGATTGAGGTATGAAAATTACAGAAGTATCAGTAACAAGTAGGCGTTCAGTGAAAATCCATAATGACTTCATGACTTTTGAAGCCATGCTTAAAGCAAACCTAGAGGATGAGGATGATTTCGATGAGTGCATCAATAGTCTTTGGATTGAGGCACATAATCAGGTAGATAAGCAGATCGAGGACGCACTAGAACAAATGTAAAATAGGGGGAGATTAAATTCTCCCCTTTATAATCTAAGGAGTTGATATTTTGGGTATTTTTGGAGAGTTTTCAACTCAGAAAAAGGCAAGACAACCTACATTGGGGGAACTTGTTGATAAGTATTTTACAGATAAGTATTTAGTTAAGGAAATAAACACCTATTTAGCCATGCGTAGGCAGCAACACAACCTGCCAACAAAGATTTCATTTGAGGAACAGTTAAGGCTACTAGAAACATATCCAGAGAATGAAAGAATTGAGCAGGTAAAGAAATCAATATTGGGTGGATATAGATCACTGTGCTACCCAAGAAAAGAGAAGTATGAGAAGCCACAAAAGGTAGAGGTAGAGAAGATTTTGGGGGTGGGGTTTTGAAAGAAGAACTTTTAGCACAAGCAACAAAAATTAAAAATCGTATTGATATACTAGAGAGGATGTTAGGTGAAGATAAGGGGAGAAATCCACTTAACATAACAATAGGTATGGGCGAGTGTATAACTATACCAATAACTAGTAATTTATATTCCTACATATATAGTGGGTTGGTTGAGGAGTTAAATCGTGCAAAAACAGAATTTGAACAACTATGATAAAATACTTAGACCATATAAAGTTAAAAACTTGGTTGGGATGAGTTTTGGTCATTTGACTGTTGAAAAGCTAATTGGGTCTAAAAATAAAAGAGCCTTATATTTATGCAAATGTGATTGTGGAAATTATAAAAATTTAACCAGTGCTCAATTATTGGATTATGGGGTTTCATCTTGTGGGTGTTATACATATAGGTTTCATGGTATGTTTGGTACTAGGTTTTATAAGATATGGGCAAAAATGAAGGAGAGATGCTTAAATAAAAATTGTGCGGCTTATTTAAGCTACGGAGGTCGAGGAATCACGGTATGTGATAGGTGGCATAAATTTGAAAATTTCCGCGATGATATGTATGAATCCTATTTATCTCATGTAAATGAATTTGGTGAGAAAAACACCTCAATCGACCGCATAGATAACAATGGAAATTATTGTAAAGAAAATTGTAGATGGGCTACTAGAAAAGAGCAAAATAATAATACAAGAAAGAATGTTTATGTAAAGTATAAAGATAGGGTAGTTACAATGGCTGAGTATAGTAGGATTACAGGTAATAAATATTATGTTGTTCAGTCTATGGTTAGAAGTGGGAAATTAGATAGTGTTAAGGGGGACTTGGATGATGAATGTAAGAAAGCGTGATGGAAGAGTTATTCCATTTGATATAAATAGAATCATAAATGCAGTATTAAAAGCTATGAAATCGAGTGGCAAATACTCATATACAACAGCAAACAGTATTGGTATGTCAATAGAGGATATGTATAATGGGTATAATGAGCCAATCAATATTTGTGACATTGAAAAGAATGTGTTTGATCTACTTGTAGGAATGGGATATAGTGAAGTAGCAAGAGCATATGAATCATATAGATCTGTAAGAGAGTTCCAGAGAAATAGTAAGAATACTATTGATAAGGAGTTACATGAACTTCTAGGAGATAAAAGTGAGTATTGGAAGGATGAAAATTCCAATAAGGATTCACTCTTAGTAAGCACAAAGAGAGATTATATGGCAGGAATTATAAGTAAGGATTTTGCAAGAAGGGTGCTATTCTCAACAGATGTTGTAGAAGCAGATGAAGCAGGTATTATAAAAGTACATGATACAGATTATGCAGCACAACATCTAACAAATTGCTCACTAATTAACCTAGAAGATATGCTACAAAATGGTACTGTTATAAATGGTGTTAGAATTGATAAACCTCATAGGTTATTAACAGCCACAACTATAGTAACACAGATACTAACAGCAGTAACAAGTTCTCAATACGGAGGTACTACAATTACATTATCACACTTAGCACCATTTGTAAGAGATAGTAAGCAATATTATTTGAATAAATATCTTAAAAATGGTTTAGATTTAAGAGAAGCAAAAAGGTTGATGGAAATTGATATTAAGAAAGAGGTTGAAGATTCAGTACAGACCTTTAATTATCAGTTAAATAGTATGGTGAATAGTAATGGTCAATGCCCCTTCACTTCTGTATTTATGTATATAAATGAAACAGAGGAATATAGAGAAGAACTTGTAATGTTAATTGAGGAGTTTTTCAAACAACGAATTGTTGGTATGAAAAATAGAGCAGGTGAATATGTATCACAAGCATTTCCAAAACTATTATATGTACTTGATGATAATAATATAACTGAGGACTCAGAATATTACTACCTAACAAGATTAGCTGCCGAATGTACTGCTAGGAGAATGGTTCCAGACTACATTTCTGCTAAAATTATGAAAAGGTATAAAGGAGATGTTTATGGTTGTATGGGGTGTCGCAGCTTCTTAACCACGGACAGAACTACAGAAAATGTAGCAAATGCAGGAAATTGGATTAGAGGTCATAAATATTGGGGTAGAGCAAATTTGGGTGTTGTTACATTAAATTTACCAGATATTGCATTATCATCTGGCGGTGATTTTGATCTATTCTGGGAATTATTTGAAGAGAGAACAGAACTATGTCATAAGGCACATAGAACGAGAATTGATTATATTAAAAACACACTAGCAGATGAAGCACCAATCATGTGGATGGATGGCGCAATAGCAAGACTAAAGTCTGGTGAGAAGATAGGTAAGTTATTTACTGGTGGATATTTTACTTGCTCACTTGGATATGCAGGTTTATATGAGTGCGTTAAATATATGACTGGACATTCTCATACAGACGGAGATATTGGGGAGAAATTTGGTCTTGAGGTTATGCAGAAGTTGAATGATAAATGCAATCAATGGAAAGATGAGGAGGATATTGATTACTCTCCATATGGAACACCAATGGAAAATTGTGTATATAAATTTGCATCCTCTCTAAAGAAGAGATTCGGTGTCATTGATGGTATTACAGATAGGAATTATATAACTAATTCATATCATGTATTTGTTGGTGAAGAGATTGATCCATTTAGTAAACTTGGAATTGAGGCGAAATTTCAAAAACTAAGTACAGGTGGAAGTGTAAATTATGTAGAAGCACCAAATATGACAAGAAACATTGAAGCACTTCTACAGGTAATTAAGTATATTTATCATACAAATATGTATGCGGAGATTAACACAAAACTGGATTTTTGTATGGATTGTGGTTTTGAAGGTGAGTTGGAGATTATAGATAAAAATGGCAAACTTGGTTGGGGATGTCCTAATTGTGGTAATGAAAATACAAGAACATTGAGGGCTGTGCGCCGTGTATGTGGGTACATAAGTACAAATTTCTTCAATCAAGGTCGTACTCAAGAAATTAAAGAGAGGTATGTGCATTTAGATGACCATGAGATACGCTAGTATTAGAGATTTAGATATTAGTAATGGAGAAGGAATTGGTGTAGCCCTGTTTGTGCAGGGCTGCAAATTCCATTGTAAAAATTGTTTTAACCAAGTAACATGGGATTTTCAGGGTGGTAAAGAATTTACCCAACAAGTTAGAGAAGGTTTTCTGAAGCTAATTCAAAGACCATTTATACAAAGAGTATCAATACTTGGTGGAGAACCACTAGAGGATGAAAATTATCGAGATGTAATAGACTTACTAAAAACCATTGACAATGTTGAAAAATGGGTGTATACTGGATATAGAAAAGAAGAGTTAATGTATTTTGGAAAGCATGAGGTGTTCAAGTATGCAGACGTAATAGTTGATGGTAGATATATAGATGAGTTAAGGGATCTAAATCTAAAGTTTAGAGGAAGTTCAAATCAGAGGATTTTACGAAAGGGTGTTGATTTCTAAATGCGTAAATTTGAAGTAGTAACAGGATATGAAGAAGTAGCAAAGCTACCAAAGCGTAGTACAAAACATTCGGCAGGATATGATTTCCATACAACAAACTCACTTCCTGTTCTGATTCTTCCACAGAAAACAGTGGTATTTGATACTGGAATTAAGGTATCTATGGAATCAGATGAGGTCTTGCTAATGCACATTAGGAGTTCTATTGGGATTAAGCGTGGGCTTATCCTATCAAATTGCACAGGAGTTATCGACGCTAGGTGATGTTATGAATCCTATAGCTATTAAAAATTGTGCATATTGTGGTAAGGATGTTGAGATATATCATAAGAAAAGACTTGAACTAAAAAATGTGTTTTGTTCAAGGGAGTGCCTTGCAAAATATAGGAAGAGTCTTAACTTGAACATGGTTTGTCCTGTTTGTGGAACTAGGTTTCATTTGAAGGGTTCACGAATCTCTAAAATACATGATAATTGTTGTTCATATAAATGTATGGGAGAATATAGAAAGACAAAGTATTTTGGTGAAGGTAATCCTAATTATGGCAATACAGGTACAAACAATCCATTATTTAGTGGTGACAGAATATTACATTGTGGTTACTATTGGGTATATGCCCCAGATCATCCATTTTGTGTGGATGGGGGAAGGATAAGGGAGCATAGACTTATTGCAGAAAAGTATTTAATGAAAGATGAACAGTCTATTGAAATAGATGGGGTTAAATACTTAAACCCAATATATGATGTTCACCATATAGATGGAAATAAGTTAAATAATAATATTGATAATCTTATGATAGTAACAAGGTCTGAACACGCAAAAATTCATGCACAAGGAAAACTTAGGAATAAGTAATTGGTGTCATTAAATCTCCGAGAATTGCTGGAAACCCCTTAGAGCAGTATTAACTACAACATAAGTAGAAATATTAGGTGTGAATGTTTGAAAATAATACTGATTGGGCAATCAGCAGCCAAGCCACTGAAATAGCATAGAAGTATGTGGAAGGTTCAACGACTAACTATTGAGCAAGCTAATGCAATAATATAGACACGAGTACGGAGAGTATCATTAGATATAAGATATAGTCTGAACTTATTAGAAATAATAAGATGTGTGGGATAAATAGCCCATACGGTAACATATTGGATTATTATAATAACAGCGACAATGAAGGTCATATCAGAATTGCATTAACAAATATTGGAGATGTGGCACAAACAATTAAGCCACAGGAGAAGGTTGCACAGGGTATTTTTATGAAATATCTTGTAGCAGATGATGATAACCCAACTGGAAAAAGGGTTGGAGGAATTGGGAGTACAGGAAAATGACAGAAATTGAAATTAAACTACTGAAAGATCTTTATGAAGATTTGAAGTGTGAAAACAAGAAACTAATAGAAGAGAATAAAAACCTTAGAAATAGGTTGTATGATCTTTTGGAAAAACTTGAGGAGTTTGAATAATGAGTTTGAAACCACTTTTTAAGATTTTTGCCGCAGTAGTATTGTTTTCAACAATGTTTTCTGAACCAACAGATACAACATATCTTCGTGGAATCATGAATCTGGTTGCTATTAGTATTTTTATGCAGGAGGATAACAAATGAACCTAAAAGATGGACAAATAGTTGAGTTTACCTACAATGGAGCAACATTTATGGGAATGGTATCAAGAGGAGGAATCCAGACACGGAACTTCTTAGTTGATTACAATGCAGTAAAACTATTAAGGGTTTGGGATAGAGATTCTAGTTTTCTTTGCCTTAGTGAGATAAAGAAGGATGTAAAACCAATATATCAACGATCAAAATGGGAAAATGTGAAAGTAGATACACCAATCATTTTAGTTGGTAGTTGTGGACATAAGGCATATATGCACTTTTGCAGATGGGAAGATGGGAGAATTTATTTGTGGACAGATGGTAGAACATCCCACACAACAAGTTGTTCTTGGTATACATTTGAAGAAAATTGGAAGGAAGTCATTATTGTAGGTGATAGTAAATGAATGTACTAGTATATATGATTCTTACCGCAATAATGTGTCTTGGAAGCGAATTAGTTTCTGGATTAGCAGCACTTGGGATTATATTATTGGGTATTGAGGATTTGTTTGAGATAACAAGTAAGGAGGTTGAAAGATGAAGCTATATGATATTTTAGATAAACGTATACAAATATCAGACTTGTGTGAGTTTGACAGAATCAACCTAATTCTATCGTGGTTGCAACAACATGATTTAACTAAGGTTAGATTTAGGGATGTTGTAGGAACAGAGTTTTATGTAATGTTCTATGAAAAGGGAAACCTATTCCTAGAGCCAACATATTATAGAAACGAAAGAGAGGCAGTACAGCTTAGAGTACCAGTAACGGATTTATTAAATTATGAGGTGATGTAGAAATGAAATTAGTAGAGCCGAAAGTAGAGGTGTTGTTCGCCCCAAAGTATGCAGAAGCGATGAACCTATTAGAAGTGGCAATTAGAAATTGTTATGATAGCCTAGACAGTATTTGTCATGGTAGTGCAGAAAAGATTATATCTCATGTAATCAAGAATAACCATCACAGTATGTTGGAATTTCTAAATGTAACTGTTAGAATTACAACAAGTAGGAATGTCCTCATGCAGCTATCGCGTCATAGACATATTACAATGGCAGTTAATTCACAAAGGTATATAAATTATACTCGTAAGAAGTACAACAGAGAATTATCATTTATTGTACCAGAGGATTTGGATGATGTTCAATACCTAACGTGGCGTGCTGCTTGTCAACAGGCAGAAGATTCCTATATAGAACTCATAGAGAAGTATCATAAATCAACTGATACGGCTCGCTCTGTATTGCCTAATTGCACGGCTACAACGATTGTAATGACGGCAAATATAAGAGAGTGGAGGCATATCCTAGAATTGCGTTGTGATAAGCACGCAAGCCCAGATATGCAAAAGATTGCAAAGATGCTACTGAAAGAGTTATATTTGCAATATCCAATCCTATTCAAAGATTTAATGACTAAATTTAAGTAATTTCTAATGGGGGAGAGGGCTTGACATACTCTCCCTTATTTAGTATAATAGATACAGGAGTTGATGAGATTGGATTGTTTATTGAAAAATGCCTGTAAATATGCAGATACAGAGGAGTGCAATCCAAACTGTATCATACATAAAGAATTTTACTACTTGCTAGAATCTAGTAATGTTCCAAAGAATTATTGGGAGAATAAGCAACTATATCCAACAGAGCAGGACTTAAAAGCATTTGAAACATTGAGTGCTATAAAAAATGATATTCAAGAATTTGTAAAATCTGGTAGATTCCTATATATTTATGGGGGTTGTGGTTGTGGCAAGACAGAGTTTTCTATTAAAATACTAAAATCATTTTTAGCACAAAAATGTGTTGGAAATAGATTCGAGGATTTAGCCATGTTCTCATATTTTCCAAATCTTGTTATTCAATCAAAAAACTTTGATAATAAGGAAGAGGTGAATAACATAATGGAAGCTACAATGACACGAGAATTGTTGATACTTGATGATATTGCCATTACAACAAAGGTTAGTGAATATGATATGTTTGTATTAAATACTATAATTGACGCAAGATATAGTAACAAATTATCAACTATATTAACTTCAAATATACCACCAGAACATCTGCCACGTTACTATGATGCCAGAATTGTCGATAGAATATTATCAGATATTGTTATTCATATTAGTGGTGGAAGCAGAAGAAATTATACAGATGAGTATAGGAGGTGTAATGGTTGAGTATATCAGAAATTCAGTTGCTTAATATAGTTCTTGAAACCAAGGATTACTCACCTCTTGCGGATAATAATGTTACTGAGGAGTATTTTAATTCTTGTAGGGAAGAGTATGGATTTATTAACTCATTTTATGAGAATTATGGGTGCGTCCCTGATAAAGAATCATTCACCTCAAAATTTCCAAAATATGAGTATTTCAAGGTATCACAATCAGTAAAATCTATTGTAGATACTTTGAGAGAAGAGATGTTATTTCGTAGGGCAGTAACACTACTCAATGAGTCAAGTGGTATTTTTGAGAAGGATAGTCGAAAAGGTGCAGAATTTCTACTTGAAAATATAGATAAACTACGGATTGAGGATGATTTTGATGCAGTAGATATTATTCATAATACATCAAGATACGATGAATGGGAAGAAAAGAAGAAGAATCCAGAAAAATCATTTATCCCATTACCATTCCCAGAAATGAAAGATACATTATTTGGATTTGCTAAAGGTGAGGAACTATTCATATGGTTGGCTAGATCAGGGGTTGGTAAGAGTCAAATCTTAGCATTATGCACAGAAGCAGCAAGTAGAAATGGTTATAGAGTTGGAGTAATATCACCAGAGTTATCCTCAAGTACATTTGGTTATAGGTTTGATAGTGCAAGAAGTCACCTATCCAATTCCGCTATGTCAAGGGGATTATTGATGAATGGGTATGGAGAGTATATAAAACAGTTATCCACATCAGATGAACACGTTTTTATTGCAGATTCTGCTCATTTTCATGGAGAAATTACAGTACAGACTTGCGAAAATTTTATTTTAGCAAAAAGACTTGACATTCTCTTAGTAGATGATGTATCATATATAACAGTACCGAACGCAACAAGGATGCAGACAACAGAGAGGATTGGAAGAGTATGTAGAGGATTATTCAATATAAGTGCAAAACATGGAATTCCAGTTGTAGCTACTATACAAGCAAGACGTAGAAGTAGTGGCGAAAGTAAGGATGGAGATGATGTACTAGATAGTGAATCAATTTTCAATTCATACATGGTAACTCAACAATCAACAAGAATTGTTTCTATCAACAGATGTGGAGAGGGGCTAAAATTCTATGTAGCAAAAAATCGCTATGGCAGCACAGGTAAAGATTTTGTATACTCACTAGATATGGATAAAATGCACTTTACATATTGTCCTAGTGAAGAAGATGTTGAAGAGGATGAGGAGTTGCAAGAAGTTAAGGAGGGTTTGCGTCATGCTTTTTGAATATGTTGCTTGTTTTGTTGTAGGAGTAGCAGTAGTTCTCATTTTGTGGGAGGAGTTCAAATGAAGAATAAACTTTGGGGCAGGGTTTTCTACAAAAGTAGAGATCTGCCACACAAGGCAAAAGGAAATAAGTATGCTACAATAGAAGTAACACCACAATCAGTGTTTGAATTTTTGTGTGATAGGATTTTTGGAGGAAATAAAAATGAAAATGAGGATGTACGCAGTAGTAAATCAAGAAAACGGAAAGGTCTACGAAGATAAATTATATAAGAGCCAACATAGGGCTAATGTAGTAAAACACATTAGGAATATGACATCTCGTGATCATTACCATACAGAATGGATCGAGGTGGATATTTCAGAACCGCTATATCAAGTGTGTATTGATAAGAAATTATATTCACACAACCTCATCCATGCAGGGCAAATTGAGGATATGGTTGACGTTTTATATAGTGATTTGAATATGGATGTAGATTTTAATGAAATGGAGATCATATGAAAACACTTATTATGACAATTATCTCATTTGTTATGTTTGTAACACCATGTTTTGCAGGAAGTTTTACAGTTGTGGCAAATGAACCACCAGTTGTAACATTCCTCTATAATGATGAAATCCATGTGAGTGGTGATCTGTACCAGTTTTATACAATCAACAGAAATACAGAGATGGAAACAAACGTAGTGTTGTGTGTAATTGCCAATAAGAGAACACATGAATATGTGTTGGCAGGAGGAATGGTTGAACTTCCAGGTGGGGTAAGAAAATCAACACAAGGAGATTCAAAAGTATACATCTACCAAAATGGTAGTATAGTAGATAAGATTATCAAGATGATTGATGGGAGGACGATTTAATGATTAACTTTCTAAAGGGTATTTTAGCACTGATTATTTTGAGCATGATTGCTTGTGTACCACTTGCAGTAGCTTGTGCAGTTATCAAAGTTATTTTCTTTCTGTAATTAAAGGAGGACAAAATGGAGAAATATCAACACGTTGAAAGACTTGGATCACAGGAGGTTGACGGAATACTATCTGGAACAGTTTATGTATTCTCTAAGTTGGATGGCAGTTCAGCCAGAATTGCATATGAGGATGGGAAGTTAGTTTATGGTTCTCGTAATCGTATTCTATCAATAGATAATGACAACTCAGGGTTTATGAACGCTTCTATTGATGATGAGCGATATAAGGAGTTTTTCAAGGCATATCCAAGTTTTGTACTTTATGGAGAGTGGCTTGTTAAGAACCATATTAAGCATTATGAGGATGATGCGTGGCGTAAGTTTTATGTGTACGATGTAATGCACGATGGGCGATACATGCGATATGAAGAGTATAAGCCAATGCTAGACAGGTTTGGTATTGATTATATCCCACTCATTTGTGTGATGAATAGTCCAACAGAGCAGGATATTCTTGAACTAGCACCAAAACAAGGATTTTTATGTAAGGATGGCGGGTATCAAGAGGGGGTTGTAATAAAGAATTATGATTTCATCAATCAGTATGGTCGCACAACATGGGCAAAAGTGGTAAACGCAACATATACAACACAAAAGTACATAAAAAGTGAAACACCGTGTATTGAACAGGCTATAGTAGATAAACTATTAAGTGTGGAGGAAATTGAGAAGGAAAAGTGCAAAATTGAGAATTTTGATGTACGAAAAACACTTGAACTTCTCGGTAGGGTACAACATGAGTTTGTAAAAGATAATATTCAAATCATTATCAAGAAATGGAAGCAACCAACCATCAATTTCAAGAAACTCAATTATTTTATTGCAAACAAGGTGCGTGAGACGTTGTGATAGAAGTTGCAAATCAAATTGTATTTGCAAGAGTGGTAGATATTCTATATAGAGTAAAGCGAGAGACAGGTTATCTCAGAGATATTAAACTCAATGGGGATAAGGCATTGATAACCTGTCCTTGCCACTCTAATGGAAATGAAAATTCTCCATCTTGCATTATCAATTTCAATAAGACAGATAAGTTTAATGCAGGAGATTTTTTATGTTTTGCTTGTAAAGAACACGGTAGTATATCAAAACTTGTTGGGCGATGTTTTCATGAAAATGAAATCTGGGGAACGAAATGGATTCTTGAAAATTATAGCGGAAGTGAAATACAAAATAGAGGATCTATGATTAAAGTACCTATGAGAGTTAAAACACAAGAAGTAGCTTGTAAGGATGATTTAGACTCATACCGTTATATACACCCATATATGTATAAACGTCATTTAACAGATGATATTATCAATATGTTTGATATAGGGTATGATGGTAAAAACATTACATTTCCTATTAAGGATGTATCTGGAAATGTTTTGTTTGTAGCTAAGAGAAGTGTTAGTGAAAAGAAGTTCTATATTCCACCTAATGTAGAAAAACCACTTTGCTATTTATACGAAGCACAGAAGCATTTCCCAAATTCACAGGAGATTTATGTTGTAGAATCTCTATTTAATGCTCTAACTTTGTATAAATATGGTTATCCTGCAATAGCACTTCTAGGAACTGGCACAAAAGAACAAATAGAAATGCTAGAGGAATTACCATATAGGCGCATAATTGTTGCTCTTGACAATGATGCAGCAGGTGATGTTGGGTATCTCAAGATAAGAAATAAAATAAGAGATAAGTTTGTTATTCGACTAAAACTAAAAGAGCATGGAAAAGATATAAACGATTTTGGAGATTTAGCATTGGAGGATTTTAGGGAATGTATACATATTTCATGAAACTAAGAACAAATAAACAAAAAGCAAAATTTCTACTAGCTATGATTCCTGCCATGTTTGCATATGGAATTTATGGAATTGGATATACAATAGAGAGTTTTGCATTATGGATAGATAGGATTTTAGTGGATTTTGTAGAAAAATAACTATTGACACAGATAAAATTTTGTAGTATAATAAGTATATCAAATAAAGAGAGGAATGATATTTAATGGCACGAAAGAGTTTTACACAAGCACAAGAGGACATGAACAACAATCAGGGAGGTTACACACAGAATTTTTACCTAAAGAATGAGAAGGATTCAGCGTTTATCAGATTCCTGTTTGATAATCTGGATGATGTTCCTATTCTAAGTGTTCACAATGTAGCACTTACAAGTAAGTCAGGTACAACATATTATGCACAAGTAGATTGTCTAGGAGAGGGATGCCCATTCTGTAAGCACGCTACTAAGTCAACACCATTTAGTCCTGCGCGTGATATGGGGTATATGCCACTCCTGCAAATTTACAACGAAAATGGTGAATATGAACCTACATTTAAGGTATTTAATCGTAGTGTATCATGGATGTCAAATACACTTGTAGGGTTTGAATCACGATATGGTCTTGATAGTATCATTGAAATTGAGACTACTGGGCAGAAGAAGAAGAAAACATATAATCTCTATCCTGCTATGAAGGGATTCCGTGGGCAGGAACTCCCAGAACTACCACCACTTGATAAACTTCTTGATGACTTTGAAGTCACAGAAGAGTCAATTACAAATGGAGTTCGTTCATGGACAGCCGAGGAGATGATTCAGTATATGGAAACAGGAGATATTGGCAGTAATGATAAAACAGAAGAAGAGGAGCGACCTGTAACAAGACGTACAAGTAGAGGCTTTTAATTAACCAGTGAGAGTGGGGGATAAACAAAATAGGGTTTATCCCCCTTTATATTAAGGAGGAGTTATGTTTAGTTTTAGAAATAAGATGAATGTTGTATTTGATAATGGGGATATTGGTCTTGTTATAGGGGATAATATTTATACAATGGACGGAAATGAACATATTAGCAACTTTAACAATAATCTTGAAAACTTGTGGTCTTGTGGTAGAAATATAAATGAGATTTATGATGTAAACCACGCTGGCAGTATTACTGGATTGCTTGACAAACATTATTTTGGGGAAATAATTTGGAAGAGGGAGAATTAAGGATGAATTTACTATTTCAAATTCCTAAACGAAAAGAAGTTGATCCATATTCAATAATTAAAAAAACACAAGAATATGTACCACCTAAGATAAATATTCGTGGAACCTCTCTTGCCGACAGAATTAAGACAATAGAAGATAATATTATTGAACATCCACACCTACTACTCAATAGTGATGAGAAGTTTGTGGAATATATGGATAAGGCACTTAAATGTGAATATGTGGCACTAGATACCGAGACTCATGGTTTGGAGTTTAATCAACAAAAAAAGATTGTTGGTCTATGTATTATGGGAGACGGTCTAGAACCTGCATATGTTCCAGTAGGGCATATTGATAATATTACAGAGGAACTTGAAACAGAACAGGTAACAATGGAGTGTCTAAAAACACAACTATTGAGACTATTTAGATCAAGTGTAAAACTAATTTATCATAATTATTATTATGACGCAGTTGTTTTATCTTTTGTGTGTGGGATTATTCCACCTATTTATTTTGACACCTATCCATGCAGTTGTCTACTTAATGAAAACGAATCACATAGTCTAAAAGATTTGTATATGAAGTATATTCTTGAAAAAGAGGGAGAGGTTGATAAATTTTCTGAATTATTTGATGGGATTCCGTTTTGTAACATACCATCTCATATCGGCGCAAATTATGCAGCACAGGATTCTAAAATGACAATGGATGTGTTTAAGTTCTTCTTACCATTCGTAACTAAGGGAACGCCAGAATGTGAAGAATACAGGCTAGAGAAGGTTTCAGATTTGCTATATGATGTAGAAATTCCACTTTTGCCAATTCTTGTTGATATGAAGATTCGTGGAATTGAATTTGATTTTAAGAGGGCAAAAGAACTACATGATAAATATACAAAACTAAGGGATGATGCAGAGGCTAAATTAAATTCACTAATAGACATTCAAGTGAATTTTAATAGTCCTGCACAAGTAGCTTCTCTATTATATGACCACCTAAAACTACCACAGATAGAAGAACGCAGCACAAGCGCAGAAGTTCTTGAAAAATTAGATCATCCAGTAGCAAAGGCAATAGTAGAGGTAAAGACATATGATAAACTCCTAGGAACATTTATAGATAAGCTAACAGAGCAAGCCAGAAATACAAACGGAAAAATCCACTGTAATTATAATTCAAATGGAGCGCAATCAACAGGTAGACTGTCAAGTAGTAATCCTAAACAAAGTTGGGCATATGTGGTGTGAGCCATATATGAATCGTATTTAATTCGGTTTCGACAGGTATTTGGAGGCATACCATTGTGATATAACCAAGAGAACCTCTCACTATATTAAAGAGGTAATACCGAGCCAAGCGTGTTGGTGACAACATGAGCGTGTGTAACGACTAGGTAGAGTAATCTCATTGAGAAGAAATACCCACGAATAGTACGCATCTAATATAAGCATTGACAAAAATATTTATATGTGTTATAATGTATTCAACAAATACCGAGAGGAGGTGATAATATGATTGATAGAGAGTATTTGTATGAGAATTATATTGTTAAAAACAAGTCTCAAAGACAAATAGCAGAAGAATTAAATATTGGAGAGGGGACGGTAGATTATTGGACAAGAAAGTATGGATTTACTTTCAAAAAGTCTGATAGAGATAGATTATTCAATTTGAAAAATATAGATCTAACAGATCCCATATTTTGTTACTATGCAGGGCTTGTAGCAACAGATGGCTATTTAGATACAAAGAATCATAGAATAGCACTTAGGGTTTGTAATGATGGAAGTTATGATGTTTTATGTAGATTAAGAGATTATTTTGAATATAGTCGTGATGTATTTTCATATTCAAGAAAATCTGGAAAAATTGCACATGAGTTAAATATACCAAATGATAAAATATTCAAAGAACTTGAGTATATGGGGATATGTGGAATTAAGGATTATAGAACTTTTAGCCTAGATTGGTACTATGCGAGTTCAAGTGATTGTAAGAGAATGTTCTTGCGTGGTGTATCAGATGGTGATGGAAATATAAGAAAGACATCTGGTATATTTAGAATGGCTATGAAATCAGAGTCATTTATATTAAATTTACTTAATGTGTTCAATAATGATTTAGATTTCAAAGACAAGTATGACTTAAAATTCCAAACAAACTCAACAGGTGTAAAATATCCAGCACTTGAATTGCATAAACAGGATAGTATATCACTATACAAATTTATATATGTTGGGTATGAAGATTTTAGATTTTTAGATAAATATAACACAATGCTTAATTTTAGATGAAGATATAGTCTGAACATATGGGATGATAAACCATATGAAATATAGGATAAAGAGCCTATATGATAACAATATTGAACTTACAACAAATTCCAAGTGGATTCGGTGATGTTCGCAATATGTTTTATGCAGGGGATGGTAATATATTTATTTTTTCCGATTATAGTAAACAAGAAGTGCTCCTATCTGCTATAACAGCAGATGATGATGAATTACTTCACGCATTTAAGGAAAATCTTGATGTATATTCCCATGTTGCCAGTTTAGCATATAAAGTACCATACGAGGATTGTTTAGAGCATAACCCAGATGGATCTGTAAATAAAGAAGGAAAACAACGTCGTAAAAATTGCAAAGCCATAGTATTAGGTCTACTATATGGTAAAGGAACAAAAGCAATATCTGAGGACTTAGGTATTACATATGATGAGGCTCAGGCTATAGTGGATGATATTTTTACAGCATTTCCTAAACTTGCCCAAGAAATCAAAAAAACAGAGGAGCAGGTTAAAAAATATGGAATGGTAGAATCTATTTCTGGGCGTAGACGTAGGCTTCCAGATGCTCAATTACCAGAATATGAATTTCCTACTAAGGATAAATATGAAATTGCTCGCCTAAAATCAGGTATTCGTCAATGTAGGTCATTTAATGACAAAATGAGTTATCTAGCAAGAAACAATATTAAAAATAATAGTGGGTTTATTGCTAGAGCTGTTAGACAGGCATTTAATGGTCGTATTCAATCAGAAGCAGCAGTTGTTACAAAAAGAGCCTTAATCAACATAGCAAACAATAAAAGACTTCAAGAATTGGGTGCTAAGTTAGTTTTAACCATTCATGATGAAAATGGTTTGATTTGTAGGATTGAGGATAGAGAAGAGGTTGCAAAAATTATGGTTGATTGTATGGTTTCAGCAGGAATTGGATTCAAAGTTCCACTAACTTGTGATGTTGAATTTAATGTAAACTGGGGAGAGGAATATGTTAATTAACCAAGATAAAACAAGACCATTAACAGATGTATGTGAAATTTATGCAGAAAATGGTATTCTACATATTGGGTATACTGATAAAAAAATTAGTGTTGTAGAAACTTATCCTTGCGCCACAAATATTGATAATTGTCTTGTAGGACTTACAGAATTTAAGTCTTATAAATGGGATTCTATTGATGAGACAGATAATTCACTAATTTTGCGTGGAATTGGGGAATTTACAGTACCTAAAATTCCATATAGGGAATTACCTATATATATTCCACAAGGAGTTACCGCAACAGAAGTTAATGCAAAGAATATTTTTAAGAGGCATAAAAACTTCTTTGCTGACGAGTTAAACGCATTTCTAGTAACTGATAAATATATAGTATCTACTGATAGTGATGCTATTTGCTGTACTTATCAAAACTCATTTTCTTGCGGAATTTATGATATTGACGTGTTTAGAGTGTTGGGGGAGTTAAATCCAACATTTTTTGCAAAAACTAGGGATGGGTATTATATTGAGAGTGATAATACAAAAGTATTCATAAAATCAACTCCAATAGACTACCCAGAGCACCTAATTTTACCCCTATTGACACAGCCAACAAGAAGTGATATAATTATAACTATCAAGGTATTTAAGGAGTTAGTTAAATACTTTAATGCTTGTAACGAGATAACTTTCAAGCAAGGAAGTTTATCAAGTGCAAATATTGATATTCCACTTGATTGTGATTTTATACACAACATAACGGTGGACAGAAAAACACTAACTAGGATTTTAACAAGAATGAAAGGAATGATTCATGTAGAGGTAAATGAAACAAATGTAAAACTTTCAGATGAATTAGGATTCTATATTATGGGAAGGATGAACTAAAAAAATGAGACTTGCAGAAGTAAAATTTGGAATTATGAGTGTTGACGATTCTGTGAACCTAGAGGCAGTATATAAGAGATTTAAGCACTATGATTATCAGGGTGTTGGATATTCTAAACTGTGGGGTAAAATGATTCCCCTGCGTGAGAATCATGTTGATATTCTTGAATGTACTAAAAGTGGGGACTCTTATTATAAGGATGGCGAAAAGGTAGACTATGCAAATATTGTAGAAATTGATGATACACTTCTATACCTAAATACAAAAGAGACATTCCTTGTTGACCTAGATAAGCTATTTGCGTGTGGGTACAAGGGTGAATTACACATATTTCGTGTTTTTGATATGAATTACGGAGAGGTTATTGGTTGTGAGTCGTAAATCACTTATAAGTATGATTAAGGCAGAAGGGGAGTATGAAAAAATGTTTCTCTCCTCTTTGTCTTATACAATAGTAAATTCACAAGAAAAGTATATTCCTAGTAAAACACTAAAACCATCAAGTATACGATGCCCTAGATGTGCTGTAATGCAAGTATTAGGGTTTCCAACAGACCAAGAGCAGAGAACAGAATCATCAATATTTATTACAGAATGTGGAACATTCACGCATGAGGATATACAACAATATTGCACAAAAATGATAGATTGGGAATACCTAAATGTGGGAAATTTTGTTAGGGAGAAGCATTTACCACTAGAAGTCAGAAAAGAGCAAAATATTGAAAATGGAGAATTTGAAACAAAGCTATACTCCCCAGAGTATAATATGAGTTTCTTGTGTGATGGTGTTGTAAAACACAAAAAAAGCGGAAAATACTTCATTTTAGAGATAAAATCTATAGGAAATCAAGGTATGTATCGCCTAGATGGTGTTCCAGATAAATACAAAGATCAATCTGTTTCTTACAGTCAATTATTGAGAATACCATCAATTATCTTTCTATTTGTAAATAGGGACATAGGCAATAAAAAATCATTTTTGTATACACCATCTCGTGAAGAAATTAGAAATTGGCAACAGAAAATAACAGATTGCCTAAACTGTATAAATTTAAGAATATTGCCAGATGTTCCACCAGAGGCTTCTAGCAGTTATTGCCAATATTGTAATTTTAAGGAATCATGCGGGAGGTGATGTGTATTGAGTGTAGCAAAACAATTTGAGAAGAATATAAAACAACAAATACTTGATTCTGGTAATATATGTATACGTCTTTTTGATCCTATGGGTGGAATGATTGGGGTGGCAAATGTGTGCGATTTTGTTACATATAAAAATCCAATTTTACTGCTATTAGAACTAAAAACAACAGAATCATTACCATCTCTCCCTATTGCCAATATATCTAAAACACAATATAATGGGTTATTGGACGCATCAAAATATAATGGAGTTATAGCAGGTGTACTAATTTGGTGGGTAAAATTTGATATTTGCAGATTTTTAAGTATAGCTGAAATAGATGAAATATCAAAAACAAGAAAAAGTATTCCACATAATACAGATAAGGGAATTTTACTAAGTGGTAGAAAATTAAGATCGTACTTTGTGTATGATATTGATAAATTTTTTATAGATGTTACTAAAAAATACTATACTGGGGAGGTAGAAAATGCTCTCATACAACAAAGATAAACAATATGTAATTGAGCAGGATGCAAAAAATATAGAATCTATGGTAAAGCAAATTGTGGATGCTGAAATAGGTTTTATCAATGAATATATAGATGATATAAAACAAGCACTAGATGAGGATGATTTAACAGTAGACCAACTTAATCGTATTCTCATACGTTTGTGTTCATTTTCTTATTACATCGCTGAACGGCAGGAGTTGTTAGGGGTTAGGTCAGATATTGCAGAAATGCTTCATAAGGAAGTATACAATAACAATTTCCTTGATTCTGTAGGAACAATAGCAAAGAAACAATCTCTTGCGGAAGAAAAGGCAAAAGAAGAAGCTGTTATATCTATGATATACAACAAATCCTATAAAATTCTAAAAAACAAGAGAGATAGCATAGACCGTTTTGCAGATGCGGTGAAGAAGGTTATCCAGTCAAAAATAACTGAATTAGGGAGAGGGTAATTTGAGTAAATTAGATGAAGTAATTAAAGACATAAACAAGAAGATTGGGTTTAATATGGTTGGAGGTTCTGTTGTAAAACAAAGAGATTATAAGATGATTCCTTCAAGAACCCCCTCACTTTCTTATCTGTTTCATGGTGGAATACCAAGAACAATTATCGAACTTATTGGTGCTGAATCTTCTGGAAAGAGCAGTACCGCATATATGATAGTAGGCGAAGTACAAAAACAATTAAAGCAGGAGTGGGAAGATGAGGTTGCAGAATTAGAGTCTATCGAAAAACCAACAAAAGAGCAACAATTAAAACTTTCTAAACTTAAAGAAATTGGTCATAAGAAAGTTGTATATCTTGATTGTGAGTTTACAACAACAGAAGATTGGATGAGGGTAAATGGAGTAGACGTAGATGATTTAATCTATATTGCACCAGATAATCAGACAGCAGAAACCTTGATGCAGATACTTCTTGATTTATTGGATTCTGAAGGTGTTGGATTTATAGTTTTAGATTCTGTACCCGCCCTTGTTTCTCAACAAGCTATGGACAAAACAATGAGTGAGAAAACATATGCGGGAATATCAGCACCTATGAGTACATTTTGCTCTAAACTTCTTCCAAGGTGCAACAAATATAATGCAGGGTTTATATTTATCCAGCAAATGCGTGAAGATTTAGGCGGGTACAATCGCATTATTACGCCGGGTGGTAAAATGCTAAAACACACCTGTTCAATAAGAATGTTACTTAAAAAGTCAACTCTTCTTGATGAAAATTATAATGAACTTAAAGCACATCCAGAAGAAGCTATGGGTAATATGGTAGAGGTTGAAGTAATTAAGAACAAAGCAACAAAACCAGATCGAAGGCTCGCCAAGTACAGTATTATGTATGACACAGGCATTGACGGGTTGCTAGATACACTTAATATGTCAATAGGGTTAGGAATTGTGATTAAGGCAGGTGCATGGCTCTCATATTCTTCCAACTCTGGTGAGGAATTAAAGTGGCAGGGTAAAGCTAAACTCATTGAAGAACTTAGAAACAATAAAGAACTTTTTAATGAAATTTATGAAAAAGTAATGATAGTTGTAAGGGGTGATTAAGTGTCTAGGGGGGGGGCTAATTTAATTGGAAGACCTTTTGGTCTCTATATGAGATATAGAAGGACTGGTGATATAGGTTGTTAGTAAGAAATACAAAATTTAATAACATTAAACAACAGGTAATGGGGGAGTGTAGAAAATGAGAAAGAAGAAACAAAAGGTAACAAAAATCATTGACAAAACAAAAGAATTACATGATCACATTAAATCACTAGAAACAAAAGTAGGTAGACCTAAGAGACATAGAAATGTACTACCACTTACTGATTGGCTGTATATTACCTGTGATAAGAATGGGTGGATGGTATGTGAGGATGGTAAACCCATTCTCTATGCGTCAACATTAGATAAAATGCTTATGGTTGCTGCACATCATATGATAAAAGTACCTGCGGATTATACTAAACTACTTAAACATATTAGGGATATTGAGAGCCTAATTTCCGCCCGTATTCCAAACAATATTAAACCTAGAGATTTATTCAAGGAGATGAATGACGATGAGTGATATGGTAAATCATCCCAATCACTATAATAGTGGAAAAATAGAGGTGATTGATTTTATTGAGGATCAACAACTTGGGTTTAATTTAGGTAACGCATTAAAATATTTGTGTAGATATAAGAAAAAACCTAATAATAATCCAGTTGAAGACCTAGAGAAATGCTTGTGGTATATAAAAAGAGAAATTGATAGGGAAAATAATGGGAAAAGAGAAGATTAAAATAAATGTTGGAGATAGATTTAATGAACTAACAGTTGTTAAATTTATATGTAAAGATAAACACAGTTCACAACAATGGTTATGTAAATGCTCATGTGGTAATGAGACAGTTGTATCTAAGCAACATCTTATAACTGGACACACAAAAAGTTGTGGGTGTGCTAAAAAGAAAAGAGAAGTAAAATATAAAAATGGGTACTATAATAATTGTTATCATGTTTGGTGGAACATGATTCAAAGATGTGAAAACCCAAATGCTAGAGGATATGAGTTTTATGGTGGTAGGGGAGTATCTGTTTGTGATTCTTGGCATGACTTCGGGGTATTTTGTGCAGACATGGGAATGAGAGATAAAGGAATGACACTAGATCGTATAAACCCAGACGGAAATTACGAACCATTAAACTGTAGGTGGGTAACTTGGAAAGAACAAGGTAGGAATAAAAGAAATGCAGTTTGGATAACATATAAAGGAAAGAAGTATATCTTATCAGATTTTCCACATAAAAACACATCGTTTTTGCTTAATCATAGATATGATGGAACATTGTTGATTGATGGTGGTAAATATGATAATAAAGAGTGGTATATAAAATTTCATGGTATAGGAGAATTAGATAATGAGTGAGAAATATAAACAATTAGAGTCCATAGAAATAGCACAAAGATTGTTGACAAAAGAACAATTCATTGGAGCATTGATGTTTAATGTTATAAAATATTCATTACTTAATGGTGGTGAAATAGATGAAAATAAGAGAAATACCTACTCTTATTGGCTACAACTTGCAAGAACTGGTGTTATTATAAATCCAACAAAAGATGTTGTCCCTATCAATTTTATATATAAGGGACTATGACAAAAGAAAAATTACAACAACGTATGTTGCAGGTGTGGTTGCACTCATATATTTACTATGAATTGGATGATTCTATTATATCAGACCATCAATGGAATGAGTGGGCAAGAGAGTTAGCAGAACATATAAATGATCCCATTTTCAAAACAATTAAGCATCATGAAATATTTGAGGGTTTTGATGGTAGCACAGGTTTTGATATTGCTAAAAAAGCCACACCTAATTTAATAAACAAAGCAAAACAATTATTGGTTTGGGATAGGAGACGTTCATGAAAAATAAACAATCTAATAGGTGGTTCTCATCAAAACAGGAACAATATGTAGCAAAACAATTAGGTGGAATAGTACAACCTAATTCTGGCGCTGCAAGGTTTTGTTCTGGGGATGTAGTTATTCCAGAAACAATGGTGATTGAGTGCAAAACAACAATCAAGAGCGACGCTAAGTCATGGTCAATAAAACGTGAGTGGCTAGAACAAAATGAGGTTGAGCGTCTCAACCTAATGTTGCCACATTCCGCAATCGCACTATCGCTTGATTCATCTGGTGAAAACAATTTATATGTGATAAACGAAAATCTTATGAAGATATTGGTAAAATGTATTAGAGGTGAAGAAACAATATGATTATTTATAGTAGACAAGGAAACAAAACAATAGCAAAATTTGAGGAAAATTGGCTATACAGCATTTCCAACCTTTTTGCTAAACGTGGTATTTCAGAGAGACGGTTTATTGAGAACTATCTCAACCGTCGCACAAAATTTACAGGTGTAGCAAGCTGCTCACCAGAAGATGAGTTCGATTTAGAGTATGGTCGTAAGTTAGCAAAAGAGAGACTTCTTGAAAATTATGACCAAACAGTAAAGAAAATTGCTAGTATGCTAGAGGAATATTTAAGTGACAAATACAAGCGGCAAAATAAAGCACTTGTAAACATTCAGATCCATTGATTTTACTAGGCTTGACGGCTTTTTCATAGCGCGGATTGAAAATTTTCCTTCCATTATATATAAGCGTCATTTTCGACGCTTATTTTATTGCGAAAATAACCATTGATTTTCCTATTTCGTGAGTTTATAATATAGATAGTTAATAATTTGTTGTTCTGAAAGGAGAACACCATCATGGAACTCGAAAACACCATTAAGGCAGAACTCAACCAGTTTCACAAGCACTATTTTTCCCACATGGAAAATAGCTGTGAGGCAGTAACTCGTGACCAGATTGCACCTGCTTTTTACAGTTCGGTCACAACGACCGCAATTCGCAAGAAGGACGCACTGCGCACCATGCTCTCTAAGAACCCTGCGTGGGACGAAGAGCATCAGATGGTTGCCGTCCCCGTTCTTGTAGACCTTGACGAAGAGGAGGTGACCAAGCGCAAGTTTGAACTCATCGGTGAGATTTATGATCTGATTGATTTTGAAGAACCTTGCAACAAGAACAGGGGTTGCACATGGGACGCTATCCGTTGGTTCTGTAGGGAAGAGGAAGATTGTTGGTTGGATGCTCTCAAAAAAGAGTTTCCGAAACAGTATCATGAAGGTAAAAAAATCACGCGAATCATGCGTGGTTGCTGCAAGGAATTGGGTATTGACAAAAAGGAAGGGTTTGAGAAGTTGTTTGCAGAGTTCGCAGACCTTCTCACACCGAAAACTAAAAAGGAGAACCTCTACATCTCCATCAACCCTGCTCACTTCCTTAGTATGTCGAACCCAAAATATGACGATCGTGGTTGGATGATGACTTCTTGTCATTCGTTCAATTCTACTGAGTATCGGTACAATAACGGTTGTACTGGTTATATCAATGACGATTGCACCATGATCGCGTTCACTGTTGCGGACGAAAAGAATGAAGAAACATTCTTTAACCGCAAAACGTCAAGACAGTTATTTATGTATAAAGATGGTGTTATTGTTCAGTCACGCCTCTATAATACAAGTGGTGGCACAAATTCTAATTCGGCACGCGTCAAGATTTACCGCGAAGCCGTACAGAAGGTCATTTCTGAATGCACAGACCTTCCTAATAAGTGGAAGACCGTGTCATACAAAGATAACGATTATGGGTTTGATCTCTATGCAGATGATGAGTTTGGTGGGTATACAGACTGGACGTATAGAGAGTTCAACGCTAAACTTTCCATCAATAAAACCCTTATTGATGAGAATGGTCGAGCAAATATCAATGACTTCACGGCGGGTGGTGCAGGAATTTGCGCAGGGTGCGGAGAATACCTTATTGATAGCGATGGTATTTTCTGTGAAGAGTGCATGAATGAAAGCAGGTGTTTCTGTGAATGTTGTGAGGAATACTGTGAAGAAACCTACACGGCTTACGATGAGAACGATGATCCAGTAGAGGTTTGCCGCGACTGTTTGGAAGAAAACTACTTCCTTTCAGACTATGACAATGAATACTATCCAACCAGCATTATGGTTGAACTTGATGGGGTTGGTGTAGTAACAGAATCACAACGGGATGAACATTATGTAGAATGTGAGTGTTGTGGTGATTGGATTCTTGAACGGAACTCATATCTCCATGAAGACCCTGAGACGGGGGTGCTCACCACGCGCTGCCATTACTGCAATATCACGAATGCGGAGGTTATGTAAAATGAAATTTGAAGAAATTGTAAAAATGACCCAACCAGAACTGTGGTCGGCACTTTTCGACTATTATAATGAACACCTGTGTTCATTCGTCGAAGGTGATTATCTCTCAATTATGGGTGATATACCAGTCATGCTTGTTGCCCACCTTGACACTGTTCATCACGAACAGGTAAAACATATCTGCAAGAGTGAAGATGGTAACATAATCATGAGTCCAGAGGGAATTGGTGGAGACGATCGTTGCGGTGTATATGCACTCATGCAGATTTACAAAACCATGCCTGAAGGAATGAAACCATATCTCCTCTTCACCTGCGATGAAGAAACAGGGGGAAATGGTGCATATTCATTCTGTGAAGATTTTGAGAATGAAAATGTTCATCCTGACCTCTATGAAATGAATTATCTCATTGAGGTTGACCGCAAGGGACTTATGGAAGCGGTGTATTACGATTGTGATAACCCAGAATTTGAAAAACTCTTTCAAGACTATGGGTTCGATACCTATTGGGGAACATTTTCCGATATTTCCTACCTTGCGCCGACAATGGGATGCGCTGCGGTGAATCTCAGTGCAGGGTATTATAATCCACACACCTGCCATGAGTACATCAATATTTCTCACCTCCAATACACGATTGACGCAATTTGTGCAATTCTGACCGAAGATAACTCTTATTATGAATATGTGGAGGCGGAAAAATCATGGGAAAGTTACTCGCCAAAGGGTTGGGATTACATCTCAAAATCAGGTGGAGGATGGGAATATGGGAATTACTACACAAGCAAAAAGTGATTTTCGCCTGTGTTGAGTTTCTTGACCTAATTAAATTCCTACACAGAAATGACCTTTGACTGTATATCCCTACTATGTTAGAATAATAGTAGGGATATATAAACTATTTAAGGAGGAATTTGTCATGATTCAGTGGAATTTGGTTTGTGGGTGGTATGTTATCCGTGTAGACCACAAGATCGTCTTTCAGACGAAAAGCAAGCATTTGCTTCTTGACCATCTCAAGCGCATTTCTGATTATATGAAGGGGTGGCGTAATGTGGGAAGAGGTTAAATTCTTAGTCACCACCTTGGGGGCTATCGCGGTTGAATTGTTCGCCGTAGCATACTATTTTGCGAAATAAACTCATTCTCAATGGAGGGTTAAAATGTATTTCAAAACCGATAAATACGAGGGGAACATGGTCGAGGAATATGGACTTAGGTGGGCAAAGACAGAACAGGGTAAAATCCCTGCATTTATCATGTTTGAGTACCTGCAAGGTGTTCTTCCTGAGAGTATGCTTGCAAGGGTTTTTAACCAATCAAACATTATGTTCAATGATCTTGAGAGGTGGTTGAGGAGGGAAACAAACCGCTATAACTACGATTTGGGTGACATTGAATCAAACAGGAAAACCAACCATATTCATATATACAATAATCTGTTAGATATGGTAGGGAGAGACAATAGAGGTTGTGAAAAAATCCGAACCTATGAGGTAGTTAATCTCACCTGCTACAAGGCGATTGGTTTGACAGAGGGAGCGAAAAAAATTGTCATAAAGACAAAATCGCATAAAGATAATTGGATATGGGAAACTGGTAAAATATTTGCTTATAAGGATTTCAAACTGATTGAGAAGGTTCATGAAATCAAATTGGTAGACTTCTTATATAAGTATTTCAATGAAATCACATATAGGGATGGTCATATAATGGAAGTGGTATTTTAATTAGGGGGTTACAAAAATGAAATTTCAAGATGAAAACTTTTCTGGTGAAATCGTTGAAAGCGACAAATTGCGGTGGGCTGTTCTTGACGATGGTCGAAAAATCCCTGCTACCATCATGCTTGACTATTTCAGGGGTGTGGTTCCAGAAAGTGTAATTCATGAGATTTTGAGAGAATCGGTGAAAATGCACAGAATCAAAGAAAGAAACCTGCGTCGAAATGTGAATATTAACGGTTATCCACTAGATTATATCAAACAAGAAAGGGCGGAATTTGAAGATGAGATTTACTCAAATTTGTTATCTTTTGCGGGGTTAGAATATAGGGATGGTCTACCATTTAAGATCTATTATAGCGAAAATCTAACTTACTACAGGACGATGAAATTAACAAAAGGCGCAAAAAAGGTCACCTTCAAATTTGAAGATGGATCAAACGATTCCACATGGATTAGTGGTGAGTGTTGGATTTACAAGAATGGGAACCTATATACTCACTGTGAAATATCACTTGCCGACTTTATCGACAAGGTATACCCAATTATGAATTACCAAAAAAGCTATGAACTCAGAATAGTGTTTTAGGCGCAAAAAAACCATAGACAGGGATATTGCGTTTTGATATAATACAGATAGTTAAGTTTATTGTTTTTTTAGAGGAGGAATTAGAAATGAGAAGTTTTAACACAGACAGGATTTGCGGTATAATCCTTTCCAATGGGTGGACAAGAGTCGAGTTTAAGAATGAAGGGTGGCAATACGACATTCCCACCAAAATCATTTTCGACTTCTTGGAAGGGAAGATTCACGAGGACGTGGTTGTTCAGTGTGGCGAATACGTCGCATGGGATAACGGCGAACACACCACCACCAGAGAGGAACTCCTTGAAGGGACACTCAAGATGTATCAGGAAGGTGAGTTCTCCACCTTTGAAGCAGTAACCACAGAGTTTAAGTCAAGGGATGAAATTTACAAGTCACTTGCAGGTACGAAGGAGGGAAGAATCACAGCAGGTCACAAGTCATTCTATTTCATTGAAGATGATTACTTCACCTTCCGCGCATTTGTGGTAGGCGCATGGGAAATGGGTGAAAAAATGGAAATTCGCTACAAGAAATAAAAAATCGGCGGCAATATAGGGTGAGTAGAAATACTCACTCTTTTTTATTACAAAAAATCGGCGGCAAATAAGGTGAATAATAAAATAATCGGCGCGGGAAAATAAAAGAGAGAGAGGTGTATAATATAATACATAGTGAAATAATAACATATAATGGAATATAGAGATAACACCATATATGGAATAAGTAACAGTGTTTTGCAAAAAAACACTGTTTATTTATTTGTTTTGTAAAAACTTAATAACTTTGGCAAAAATTGGCAAAAAACATTGGCAAGACCTAGCGCGTTTTTCTCTCACAACAAACAAGGCAATATGTAAATTGAGAATTTAATTTTATTCTCATACTAGACCCCTTATTTTACTAGGGTTCTCAACAGCTATATTCACAAATAATTGATTCTAGCCTATTAAAAATATCAACGCATAGTAATATATAGGTGGCTAAAAACAAGGGGCTTAAATCAATTATTTTACAATTTTGAGACAACAAACAATTTATTTGTGTTTCTGGTATAGGCAAAAGTTTATATGTTTATATAATGACACTTTTTACTACAATTTGTGGTTATCCCCTATTTTCCCGCCGATTTTTGATAAAATTTGTATTTCTGGTATGGTCAAAAACTCACTTTTGCCGAATTTTTGTATTTCTGGTATGCCTAAAAACTCATATTTTTGCCTAAAATCCCTAATTTTGCCCTATCAACTATAAATAATATTTATGGTGAAGGGGCTTATTTCTAGAGTTTATATCAAAAATCCCTAGGAAAATACAAAATTCATTTATGGTGGATCAACAAATTGTAGACCAACAACAAAATATTCACAATTAACAATTTGGCAAAACCTATTTGGCAAATCGTGTTTTTTAACAATTTTGAAAAAGTAAAATCACAACAATTTTTGGGACAATAGCAACAACAACAATTATATAAAACAACAACAATACATCTATTTTCCGCGCTAGGGTTGGGGGGATAGGGAGGGAGGTGCTATACGAACACCTGAATATATGTTCATATGTTAGTTATTTGAATTTTCACTCTATTTATATATGTTCATATGTTCATATGTTAATTGTTGGAAAATTCCCTATTTTGGCGCGATTTATTCATACTATATTACTATGTTTTATATCCTATCCTGCCGATATGTTTTATATCCTATTTATGCACTATGTTTTTATGCTTTAATTTGTTAAAATCCCCTATTCCTGCCGATTTAATATGTTTTAACTATTCTCCACTTTAACGTACTAAAGTCCATATATAAATTATCAGAAAAATTAGAGTCCGTTCCTCCTCCTTCGGTGGGCGGAAAATTGTTATTTTATCCATGTTTGTTATCGCCTCTATAACAGGGTTCGTACTCTCTCTAGCATGCCTGTTTTTTGCTGCCCTATATGAAGTATAGGCTTATGATTTTAGGCACGCTATAGGGCTTGCTAGACGCCTTAAAATTGATGTGGCTATTCTCTCTATCCCGCCGATTTTCTCTATATTGTAACTCTGATGATTACATTGATGTAGCGGATTCCTTCGGGGGCATCGAATTGGGATATGTTCATATGTTCATGTATAGGCAAAAAGAAAAGCCCTATGGGATAATTCCCATAGAGCCTGTAATTTTGTTATTCTGTTGTCATGTAGTTAGTGAATCCGATCAATCCATAAAGGATCGTAAACACTATAGCGCTCCAAAAAGCCAAAAACTTGTTAGGCGCGATTAGCGCGTTTAATATAGCCATTGAATAAATTATTGTTGCCATCCCTATTAAAAAGCCTCGCATTTTATCCCTCCTAATATGGGAAGAAGGGGCTTTTTGCCCCTTCCCTTCCTGCTTGTTAGCTACGGCTTATTTGTTGTTTTTCAGAAAAGCCTTGAATCCTTCATCGTTCGGCTTTTCATTGTTTGAAACTACGGCATTCTTGACGCTTCCCCAAAAATCCGCCTTTTGCCCTTCATTCATGCTTTCATACATGGAGACAAGCACACGGGCGATTTTTGTGATATTGCCCTCCCTTGACGAAATTCCTCTTGCGTCGCGTTCCGCATAGAGGAAATCTAAGTCTTTTCTTAGCCACTGAGCGTTTTGAACGGCAAAATCGCCTTTAAGGGATTTTTCATAGTCCTGATAGCTTTTCACTATCTCAATGAGTTTGGGCGAACACTCATCACACGGAATGTTTTCTCCTTCATGGAATTTTCCGCAATAGGGGCATTTCTTGCCTTTTTGCGTCGCTTCCCATTCGTCGCGCTTACTCTCAATAAGAGCGGCGGCGGCGTCTTTTGGAAGTGCCTTGAAGTCGACCGCCTTGCCGAACGCCTTCTTGCAATAGTCAATAAGGGCTTTTTCCTGCTTCTTTTCGTTCTCCTTGCGAACGTCGGCAAGGATAGTAAGCGCGGCATTGTTAATAATCGGGTTCATGATAATTCTCCTTTTCCGCCTAAAATAGGCAATAGAAATAAAACTTGTTAAAAACGGCGCGATATGAAGTTTTCAGAGAACACGACCGCTAGATAAAACGCCCTAGCTATATGCGTTCGCGGATTGTTGTAGGGAAGTCGCGACGCCCTTCATCAAAGTAGCTTTTGCCTCTTTGATTATCTCTATTCTACTAAAAAAACGCCTTGCCTGTCAATCACTAAAAGCAAAAAAACACAACTTTTTTCAAAAAATTGTTGTCTGTCATGCAGCTTGTTATCATAAACACTATCTATCATGACCATAAATTCTATTTATTCCACGAAAATCCCCATTCCGGCAGGAAACATGAATGTTCTGAATATTCCACAGTTGTCTGAATTATCCATAGTTGACAGACTATTCAGAAACCACCCCGGGGGGTTCAAATATTCTGACTATTCTCGTGTTTGTTTACTCTCCCACCGATTTTTTGAAATTTCAAAAACCTAATTCTATATATTCTAAATCTTAATGTCATATATAAATCTCCCACCGATTTTTTCATTTTTCAAAAACCTAAATCTGTATATATTCTCTCCCACCAATTTTTTGAAAATCTAAAAAGGTTTTTTATGTATATACTCATTATCCCACCAATTTTTTGGGTTAATGCTATATATAATTTTTTGAAAAATTAAAAACCTAATTTGTATATATATATAAAAAAGGATTATGATCTCTCATAATCCTCTCCCTCTTGTATTTCCCCTGCGCGGATTCTTATTTCTTCAAATGCTAGGTATGTTAAACCTATTTGTTGTTTTTTATAGTTTATTTTTATACCTTTTCTCCATAGTATATCACTTATTCTGTGCGCGATTTTTGTATATGACTCTCTTGATAGGTGCTGCCATATTTTGAAATATTTTGTACTTTTTCCTATTGGGCGATTTTTGAATCTCATAGAGTATTTATACCAGAATAATAACTCATTGCCCCCAAGTTTTTTATCTACTACCTCTTGTGGTATATCTCCATAATGTTTAATATCTGATATATAATCTATAATAAACTTACCTGCTATTTGTTTTATTTCTCCTCCGCACCATTTTTGTATGAATTTGGCTTCATCCTCATTCTTGGTGCATACCATAATTCCATTTTGAGTTGGTTGATAACCCAATAAATATAAAATTAAATCCATTTTAATGTAATTATAATGGTTACAAAAAATGACTACCCAGAACATGAATAGTCATTTTTAGTATATTATGATTGAGTAATTACTACTGTGTGAACCCCTGTGTCCACATAATCACCAGTTGTGATTGTTAATGTCTTGATAATCATACCCGCTTTTAGGGTTATGTCTTTTGTGCTTGCATTATAGGAATCAACCTCCCATGCAAGACTCTTGTCAATTTCGCCATTTTCTACATATAGGGTTTGTGTACCTATTGTTAGCTTAATTGGGTGGTCATGAGAAGCAGTAATCATATCTGGGATATGTACTTCTTTGAGTTTTTCTGCCTCTTCTTTGTACTCTGTCTTGAGTCTCTTCATACACTCTGATAGTGCATTTGTTAGTGTTGCCTCAAACTGTTCTGGCGCACCATTCTTGTCAAATACCCCAGATTCTCTTGGAATCATCATACAGAGATTTACCTTTAACTTATCACTACCATAGCCGATTTCGTTTAGCTTAACTAAAATATCCTGCTTGATAGGGAAATAATTAAGTAAATCTGCTGCCATAAGGGTGTTTAACTTAGCACGTTCCATTTTAAGTAACTTCTTGAGTTCACTAACATCTGTACCTTCTGCTTCTAATTTAGAAATTATAGCAGAAAGCCATTGCATTTCTACTTCTTTTAGCAAATTCACATCATCCTTTCTTTTAGGTCTTTTCTTAATCTTGCTTGTTGTAATTTTAGCAAAATGAGTTCCTTATCTTCCCCATTATATGATTTAACCATATCTATTAGGGTTTCTGAAGGAACTCTTAATACTATTGTGTTTGAATTACAGTCCGCAAAAACTGAGTAATTACTTTTTATATCCAAAAATATCCATACCTCTCGTCAATCTTGATGCAAGAGTTTGATAATTTATATCATATTTTTCTGCTGCTTGTGCTAATGTCATATTTTCACCATCAATCTCTATAAAATGATTTGTTGTTTTGTTATTAGCTTGTTCTATATTGGTAGCCCAACGGCAGTTTTCTTTGCAATAATTCCCATCTGTGTTGATTCTATCTATAGATGTGTTCTTCTCACCATATTTTTCAACATGGTCTAGGTATGATTGGTACATCTCTTCATAAAAATCATTAAAATTTTTCCAAAGACATTTTATTCCTCGACCACCATAATTTTTATATCTATCAGAATTTGGATTAGTACATCTGGTAATGATATTATTATATGTCCTGTAAAATTTTGTTCCTTTCATGCCATGCTTTAATCTTCTTTCTCTTAACTTATCAATATTTAAGCACCCGCATGATTTTGTTTGACCACTCCTCAGAAGTTTTCCACTTACGATGGTAGTATTCCCACAATCACATTTACATTCCCAATATGCCCTATTTCCTTTTGTATTGGCATATTTTATTACAAGAAGTCTCTCAAATCTCTTATTTGTAATATCTATCCTTTTCCCCATACTACATTCTTTCCAAAATCTTCATCACGCCATATTGTAATTTGTCTATCCCTCTTTGAAGATAATTGTATTACATATGTACCCATTGTTTGCATTGGATAACCACCACGAGCAGCATATCCAGCATATGACATCATAGAACCATTGTGTACTATATAACTAGAGCGAATAGTTGGTTCTTTTGTAAACTTATTATGCTCAACCTTTAACTGCTCTAAAAATTCAAGTTTATGTGTATGTTCAAGAATTAGTAAGTCAGTATTCATTGTTGACATAAGCACTTGATCACGCCTATGTTGATGATATGTGCATGATGTATACCAATTCTCCCCTGCTCCTAAATACCCAATAGCAAAATCTTTTCTGTATTTATCAGTTATACCCATAAGAGTTGCTATCATTTGTGTTATTGATATATAACTCTCATTCATAGTACGATTTTCATGATTACCTGCGTCTAAGATAAGTGCAACCTTATCCTTGATGGGTAATAGTAATTCTACTGCTTTTTCTATTTGCTCTTGTGGATTAAGATAACATTCAATTACAGAACCTTTGCTATTTCTAGTAGGATTATCTACTACATCTGAGCCAATACACACTACTGCATTTGGCAACTTCTTAATCATATCAAGAATATAGTTAATATATTCAAGATTTCCTAATCCTATGTGCATATCAGAGAGGGTGAATAAGTACATATCACCCTCTGTGCTTGCAGTAAATGTGTTTTGTCTAATTCTATCTGTTAAAATTTTATTTGATTTCATCCCTCTACCTTATTCATATAATATAGATTTGAGTTTCCAATCATGATAAGACTATTTGATTTCGGCGTAATGGAGAGTTTAATAAAATTACCACTAAACTCAATATCTTTAATTCTATATGTCATATTTACTCTACGCATACCAATTAGTCTCTTCCTACTCATGTCAATAAGTTCTTTTTGCACCATATCTTTGTCTACATCAAGATATTCTGCTAGAGAAGCAACTGTTGTAACTAATTCATTTCCACCTTTTGCAATAAGATAAATAATCTTGCAAGTAAGTGATTCAAATTCTAAACCTTTCACCATTCATCCTCCATATTTTTCTTTTTATATTTATAATTCTTAACTCTCATAGTCTCAAATTTATTTTTTTCATGAGACTTCTTAGTTGTTCTACGATCTTTTTCAGCCATTTTACGGCTATATCTATCTTCGATATGCTTACCCAATACTTTTCTCCCTCATATATCCAATAAGACCATTACCCATAAAAATTGATCTGAAAATGGTACTGTTATCTCTCTTATATTTATTATTATTATTAAATATATTTGTATCACAAATCATAGTAATAAGACAAATAGGAACAGCCATAATCAATACCAAAAGTGGAAAAATCATAAACATTTTTATTCAACCTTTCTTGTAAGAATTACATACAGGGCTAAAATCACATTGAGAATGTATTTGCCATTCATGAATTTGTGTTCTTTTGAATAGTTCACCATTTAGGTTTCTATCACATTTTGTGTTTTTACAGTCACTTCCACAAAAACTTATATCTGCCGACCATGATTTCAAAAACCAATCATTCATTTCTTTTTCTTTTTACCCCAAAATTCATTCTGGTTAGAATAATAATTCTTAACCTCTACCTCAATCTCATTCAAAATCTTGATTTCATCTTCTGTAGTAGCTTCTTCATTGAATCTATCAAGACTATCATAAGCATCTGATTTTGTTGATACTTCTCTTTTGTCGAAATAATCACATACTGCGCTAAAAGTATGTTCATTCCGATCAATAAATTTCTTTCTCAAATGATCTGATAACTTCATTTTTCTGCATCTCCTCACTTTCTGTGTATATTATAACACATAATTTCATCTGTGTCAACTATTTATTTTATTTTTAATCCAAAAAGATAGGGAGGTAGCCCATCCTTTTGTAATTCTTAATACAGATTCTATACCTGACTAAAATCATAGCAATTCCGTAAGGAATTGCGGATAGAGGATAATAGAGTTACGCAGTAACTCTAGTAGACTCTAGCCCTTCTTAAATTCTATGAATCTGTATATAATTATAAGACTCTTCTCTTCGTATTTACTTCGTAAATACTCAGGGTCTATGTATACTTCGTATACATATCCCTTTTTGGTATCTATCTCTTTATTAACTTGTATATATAATAATATATAAATATATAGATGTCAAGTTAAAATTTGATTAGAAATTTTAGTATATCGGCAATTTTTATCCATTTTTGCCAAAATACTATGCTAAGTACAATTATATATTATTGTGCTCGACACGATTTTTTAATGAAAACCCAGTATTTTCAAGGCTTGAAGCCCAATTTTTTAGTCCAAAATTTTGGACTGAACCCCTTATTTTAGTCCAAAATTTTGGACTAAAAATATACTTGCATTTTTAATTTTTTTGTGTTAT